CGTTATTACCTCTCTTATAATTATTTTGTTTATTGGCTTCATTGAATTGTTTTTTCGCTTTTATTAATACTTTTGGCTCTTTCTTAACAGTAGAAAAATATTTGAAAAGTTCATCCTCGCTTTCAATGTCACCTTCTTCTACACCTTCTACGTCTTCTACTTCTTCTCCCGTAGCTTCTTCTAATGTCGACATTTTTTTACCAAAGCTCGGTTTAATAGATGGCTTACCTAGTTTTCCTTTTGATGATGCTCGTGACTGTTGTATGCTTGAAATATATGACTTTTTAAATTCTTCAAAATAGTTTTGTTCTTTATTTGGTTTGAATATAATTTTTTCCCGTTTAAAATCTACTGGTTTTTGTCTATCGCGTATGGGTATTATAGGGTTATCTAATTCGAGGGGTTGGAATAAATAATACGAACCGATATTTACGAGTCGCCCGTATCTACCATATTTATCACGAATATATTCGTTCTTGTCTTCTATTAACTGTGTAAGAGCAATATCGATTGCCTCTATTGGATATTTTTTATTATAGTTAATTGTAGAAATTAGGTCGCTTGATATATCCTGTATTTTTTCACCAGGCGCCGTTCTTTTGTAAAAGAACTTTTCTTGAAAAATATCACGTATTCTCTGTATAATTTTATCAGTATTCATGGTTATGATTGCATCTGTAAAAATATCTTTTCTTGACCCAATTTGACTTTCATTCATTCCCGGTTTACAGCTAAAAACGCACTCCATATAGTCACATACGGATGAATAATTTTTGTCGCCAATTTTATATTTAATAACTATATTCGTATTTGTTTTACGACTATGAGAAGAAAGTATTTGCGGGACGGGTTCATCGTTTAAGTTTTCGTCGAATTTTTCTTCCGTAAAATTTGTTTGCTCAATATTGAGAAGACAGTCTACTGCATTCTCTTTTAATACGCGACTTACTTCGCCAATATAACGTGCTTTTCTTTCGGAAAGACGGTACATATAAATATCCGCAGCTTCTATGTTTGGCGTATTTGTTAAAATAGAACCATGTAAAAATATTTGAACATTTCTTTTTTCAAATTCCAGGTCTTTATGACTGCAATTTCGCACAGCACGACCAATCGTTTGCTCTGTCAAGTTAATATTATACCATGGCTCTAGTACATGAACTTGTCGAATATTTTTGAAATCGAGTCCTTCTGTTCCCGACTTTGAAATAATAATCACTTTTACGAACCGTCCGTCAAAGTTTGCTTCATTACTAGCAGCTTTAACATCTCCTATATTATCCGGCGATAAAGATGCTTCTCCTGAAATGACGACATACTTTGCTGGGAAAAACGTCTCATTTGCACGCATTTCACCTCTTTGACGTGACGTAATCCCGTCTATCGCTCTTACTCCATCGGGTGGGTTATTAAATAAAGACCGAGCCTTTGTTCCATATCGCGTAAAACCCATACTTTCTAATGCTAGCGCCATAGGTATTACACCGCCTTCAATATAAAAACTGTAAATTAATATAATACCGTCCGATTTATATATATTGTCGCAAATACTCTTTATTTTCGAGCTATAGTTGCCTATTAAATCTCTAGAAAATATGTGCGGTTTATCATCTTTATATTCAAAGCCTGTTTTTGTATCTTCACTATAATTCATAATATTTCTAAGACCGTATTTGCCTACTAGAAGACGAATATCATAGTTGATATTTTCGGTTTCGGGGTTAAAATCGTCAGATGGGTAGGATATATTGAGGGCTTCTACGGGGCTTCGCAGGATATTAATGCCCACCGAAACAGATTCTTCAATCGTGCGCATTTCGTCACGTTTTAAGGAGAGAAATTGTCGAATAATATATGAATAAACATTTTGCTGGTATTCTGATGCCGGATTTAAATATATTTTATCTTGCATTCTAGATAATTTTCGATGTTCGGGGATTCGTAAACCGTTTATTTGCATGTTTGGAATTTCATAACGTCTTTTTTTCTTTTCCCCTGATTCTTCGCCCTCTGATTCTGGTGATTTGGAACCTGCATCAGCATCAGCCCCCGAAAATGTATGTTCAGGTGCGAATTCGTCGGGATAGATACGGAAGGGAAATGTATATGGATTTTCACCGCGAATATAGGAGACGTATCCTGTTGAAAAGCGCCGCAAATTTTCGCGTCCTGTTTCGGTGATTTGTCCGGGTCCTTCCGCGGTTTCTACAAATATTCCTTCATCGGGATTAGAATTAAAAACATCGCGAATATCAATCTCAGCCCTCCCATCATTTAGCCGCATAATATTGAGTAACCATATAATTTCACGATAACTATTATACATTGGCGTACCTGTCAAAAGAAGGAGACGCGTCATAAGGAAAGGTCCAAATTTTACTAGCTTTTCTAACTGTTCGGCAACAGCACGTGTGCCGCTTTTTTCATCCGTGCTTTTTATATTATGAAACTCGTCAATTACGATGAGGGAGTTACCGAATACTAGTTTTAGTTTTTGCATCATTATTTTTGTTCGATGAGATTTATCCACGATATCGTCGCTTACAATGGATGTTTTTTCAATAAGATTTGCAAACTGATCATACCCCAAAAAACGGTAAGAACGGCGAATAATTTTTTTAATTTCGGATACAACTTTTTCTTCTTCCATACCTTTCATGTTCATTGGGTTTATTTCTTTGAGATATTTGTTACCTGTACATGACCGGATATTCCAAATACCGTCAATTAATTTCAGTTTATTTTTATCGAAAAGTTGTAGTTTGAAGTTTTGCTGGACATTTGGGCTAGCAACAATAATAATTTTTTGGGATGTTGACATGCCTATTTGAACTAAATAGTCGCGCATTTCTTCACATATTGTTATTGCGGAACATGTTTTACCTGTTCCTAAACCATGATACAAAAGAAGACTGTTATATGGTGTTTGAAAAGAAAGAAAGTTGCGAACAAACAGTTGATGTGGAGATAATTCGAAATCAGCATTACACATTTTGTCAGAGTGTTTTTTTATTGCTTCTAAACTATTTTGTATGGTTCCGTCATATTTTGTGTCGGCAAATTCCTTTTTAGATGCGATTTTTATGTTAAATTCTGGGTCATCTAGCGTTGGGTATAAAAAGTTATATGTATTTTCATACGTTTGGTTACCTAATTCATCTGGCATTGGCGTTCCATCTCCGTCTCCCTGTCCTCGTGGAAATTGTTTGTTAAAGTGTTCAATAGACTCTTTTTCAGCTTCACCTTTTTCTTTTAGGAATCTATTTTGTTGTTTTTTAGATTTTCTAGACATATCGGGATTAAAAATAAACTCTTTTTGTTGTTGTTGTTGTTCGGGTGACATATTTGAAAGAAGACGTTCTTGTAACTCTTCTTGGTATTTAGACTCACTTCCTTCTATTCCTTCTATTCCTTTTCTTCCTTCTATTTTGCCTTCCGAATCACTCGTTGCTATTTCCTCTGATGACCGCGCTTCTATATACGGTACTTCTTGTTGTTCTGATGATGAAGATGATGGTGTCGGCAATGATGACGAGGATGATGGTGGTGTCGGCGGTGACGGTGCTCTTGATAAATCATCTTGTAAAATATCATATCCAGGGCGACTCATCATACTTTCTTGTGAAGGTATACGTGATGCCGCGAATCCTTCTTCACTTGATATGCCACTGCCACTATCGGAAATTTTTCTTTTACTTTCTTGGCTCTGGCTACTACTGCTTATAGATGGTGAAACTTGTTCTCTTGGTTGAATAGATATATTAAACCCCGAACTACTACTACCACTGGGTAGAGAAATATTAAAGTCTTGTATATTGCTTTTAGGTGTCGTCGATGAAAGGTTTCGGGATGCATCACGCGAGCCAGAAGATGATTTTGAAAGACTAGAGAAATTAGGAAAACTTAGATTTTGACGTGACACACCACTTGATATACGCGGTGTACCGCTTTTTTTATTAGAAATATCAGAACTATCCGAACTAGGAGCACCACGTGGACCTTCGCCTGGCACCGAAGACGATGGTAAACTACCCACAAATGAATCAACCGAACCAGATGGCATAGAAAATTTAACATCTGAAAGAACGGGCATTAAAATAATACCCCTGTTTGAGTCGGCTATAACTTTTATAAAGGGGTCTAGTGTAGATAATGAAGAAGCTGCAGCTTTACCGGCTTGTACACCACCGGTCGCGGCGGCAGCAGCGGCAGCAGCAGCAGCACCTTCACCCTGTCCACGATTAAGTAATGTGCGAATATTTTCTGGAATATTAATTTGTTTAATTTTTATGGCAGGTTTTTTAGGGTTTTGGTCTTTTTTTTTATTTGGGTCTGAATCCATTTAATATATATTATAAATGAATAAGTAATTCTTATATAATGTTAATATAATCTATATTCTTGTAACACTTTATTTATTTTTTCAATTATATTAATTTTTTCTAAATTATAAGGGCGAATACAACTTATACATTCTTCAAAACTAGCCCATGTTATATTCCGAACTTCCGATTTTTGATATTCTTGAATATCTTTCGTATTATTTATCATATGTGCTAGATAATATTTATGTTTATAACTTTTAATATTTGAACCGATGAACATTTCTTCATACGGTATGATGTTTTCAATAAGTTTAAAGTCACATAAGTCATAACCGGTTTCTTCTGTAAACTCTCTAAGACCACAGTCAATATCTTTTTCTTGATAGTTTCTGCGACCTTTAGGAAACCCCCACTCTGGATCGCTCCAGTTTGTACTAGAAGACTCGATTAATGATTTTAAACTGTATTCGACATCTTTAATCTTTATGCCTTTTTTAAGAGATTCGAATTTATCTTTAGAAGACGTTTCTTCGCCCCTATATTGAAGACTGGAATATTCTCCCCATAGTAGTTTCCACATGTCTTCAAACTTCATATTTAAAAGTTTATTTTTTTCTTCAGTTGTCATTTCGTTGATTAGTGTTTGTATATATTGTATGTTACATAAGGGATACTTACCACGTATAAACTCTACAAATCCAAAACTATCATTTCTTTGTATTAAAAGATATTCAAGACAGTTATTTGTTGTACTATACCTAAATGAAATAACACCAATACTTGTTATAGGGTTTTTACAATCAACAAGTAAATGTCCTGTTTTTCCACAGTTGTTGCAAAAATTATTATATGTTGATTTTAATGATTTTGAATTCATAATTATATGTATTCTTTGTTATCTTTTTATATTGTTTCTAATTAGAAATGGTATTAGATTCGAATGTATGGGGACCCCACTATTGGTTTGTTCTTTTGTCTATTGCTATCTGCTATCCGGTTCACCCAAATGATGTAACAAAGAAAAAATATTATGAATTAATTCATAATTTTCCTCTATTTATGCCAGATTCAAGAATCGGTAATAAGTTTAGTGATTTAATAGATAAATATCCCATTACTCCTTATTTGGACAGTCGCGATTCATTCATAAAATGGGTTCATTTTATACATAATCGTGTGAATAAAATGACAAATAAAGCCGAAATCTCCCTCAAACAAGCACTAAAAGAATACTATTATAATTATAAGCCAAAAGCAGTAAGGATACAAGAAGAGTTAAAATATAGGCAAAAGTTAGTATTCTTTCTAATTTTACTTGGGGGTATTGTTGGAGTATATTATTTATATAAAAAATAAAATATTTTAATAATATAGTAATATAACAATGAAATATAATAAAATAATAGATTTTAAAACAAAACCAAAACCAAGACTAAAACCAAAACTAAAATTAAGAATAACATCAAAACAACGAACAAAAAAAATAAAAAGTACATATGACGGAGGAGCAGCTTTTGTGAAAGGTGGATTTGGTTGTGTTTTTAAACCTGCGTTAAGTTGTAAAAACTCTGATATAGTTGCTCGACCAAATTATGTCAGCAAACTTATTGAGAAAAATAATGGTAAAAGAGAATATATGTATATATACAACATTAAAAAGAAATTGGAAAGTTTGCCTGCAAATGTAAAAAAATATTTTTTACTTGATAACATTACTATGTGTGAACCGAAAGCATTAACAGACAAAGATAAAGTAAAGATAGAAGATGTATGTGACTATATTTTGTCCAATGTTAATGATAGAAATACAAATGCGCCTGTAACGTCGGATAATATAAATAATAATTTACACAAGTTTAAAATAATAAACATGCCTGAGTTAAGTTTGACGTTGCGCGATTATATAACGAAGATGGTGCTGTCTCCTGCAAATATAGTAACTCTTAATAATATTATTATCGAGTATTTAACTGTTGTAATACCATCATTGTATAAAAATAACGTAGTTCACGGTGATATTAAAGGAGAAAATTTGATGTTTAATATATCTGATAATAATACGCTTGTATTAATAGACTGGGGGTTATCGTATGTTGCAGACAGTGATAGAAAAAATGTACCAGATGCTTTATATAGTTTAAGTGTTCAACTGATGCATCCATTTTCTAGCTTTTTATTTAAAAAAAATGTAATAGAAAAATATGACGTATTTCTTAAAAATTTGAAAAAGGAAGGTGTTAAGATAACAAGAGATAGTTTGCGCGTATTTGCTATAACAGAATATATGAACTTTATGAGTATGCATGAAAAACAATTTTCATTTTTTAATAATACATTCAATAGTGTTTATAGTGGAGAGTTTGCAAAATATTTAAGTAATGGTCAAGAGTCATATAGTGAAACTAGTATAACATATAGTATGACCATGTACTATATTGTCGAATATATTATAGATGTTTTGCTAGCATATACCGTTGACTATAAACTCAACTTGGGTAAATATTTTAACGAGGTATATCTAATGAATATAGACAGTTGGAGTTTAATGTCAATATATAATGATTTAATAGAAAAGTCTCAAACAGCATTTAAAATGAGTTCTGCTGAACATAAAATATTTGTTAATAAAATGATGTATATATTGACGGAAAACTTTTTTAAAAATGGTAACGTTCCAATAAATATACCAAAAATAGTGTCGGATATTAAAAATTTAAATGGATATTTAATGAGTATGGGTGGTAAAAGAAGTAGTGTTGCTATGGTAGACAAGTTAAGAGTTAGACGTGTTTCAAATTCCAGACGGTCAAGAATGCAACCTGCTGCTGTGGTAGTCAATGGAGGATATAAAACTAGAAAGTGCAGAAAACAGAGGAAAAAATAAGAAACAGGTAAAATAGGCAAAATAGGGAAACAAGTAAATATAAATATAAAAAATTATTATATGTTGAGTATATAGTTGAGTATATAGTTGACCGTATATAATGAAAATAGAGTTAGTCATATTTATAATAACGGGGTTATTGATTGCAAATACCTATTATGATGGCAAGTTAATAAAAATATTAAATACTGTAAAAAGTAGTAAATATTTAAAAATGGCGACATTTGCTTTTGGTGGACTTTCACTGTATTTATTTTTTAAAAAAAATCCTAATAATTCTAGAGAATTTTTAGGGCACGCAAATGATATGATAAAAACTCTACCTATGACACGTGAATCTATGGATTTAATTAGCCCATTTTTGAATTTAACAAATACAAAATCATTTACAGATACAAATCAAGATATTTATATGAATAGTGGTGCTATGGGCGGTGGCGGTGGCGATGGTGAAATGAATAGTTCTAATCCAAATGTTAATCGTATGATGATGTCGGGTAGAGGAACAACAAAACGAAGTGTAAGCGAAACAAAGAAAAAGTTTGTTGCGGCAAGTCAGAACTGGTTATGCGGGGATTGTAAGCGTCAGTTGCCGGCTTGGTTCGAGGTAGATCATGTAATTGCTTTACATAATGGTGGTTCAAATGAGGTTAGTAATTTAGTAGCATTATGTCGGGACTGTCATGGTAAAAAAACAGCGATGGATAGACTGGACCATTCATAGTTCTAGCATAGTTGTAGCCGTTATATCTAAATAATAACTAGAATGTCAAAAAGAATAAATAGTAAATCAATAAATGTTTTTATATATTAATTATAAAAGGATAATATATAAAATGGATAATATACCATCCACAAATACAACATCATCGTCACCATTAAATATTATTTTATCAATAACAAGATTTATTATTTTTGCGTTACTGCTAGTATCGTTTGTTATGTTATTTTCGACAGGTGGTCTAATAAAAAGTTATATGATAGGTATATTTCTAATTTTACTAATCGTATCTATATGTGGTTATAATAATATAGCCAATTTAGGTATTTTTCAAAATATAAATTTTCTCACTTTGTTATGGTGTTTGCCAATAATAATTGTTTTAATTATTTCTAGAAAAGATTTACCTGATAAAACACGAGAATCCACAGACCCACTTTCGATTATATTAACAATTTTATTAGTATTAAATTTCACTATAGATTCGATATTACAATTTATCGGGACTATTATTGGATGGGCAGCACGTTTATCTAGCGTGTTATTGCCTATTTTGATTGGACTCATCCTAGCGACAATTATTTTAAGTGTTGTTTTTTATTGGGATAAAATAAGCACAACCGTTAAGTTATTATTTTTAGCTGCAGTAGTTTTAGGAGCTTTATTCATAATAAATGGTGAAAATATTATTGCATATATCGCTACAAATAGTGTATCATTGGGTATAAATTTAATGGTTATTTTTGGTTTTGGTATTATAAACTATATTTTATACAAGTATACCGATAATGGACTATTTGCAAATGTATTTCAAATACTATCTGTTTTATTTTTAGCAAGATGGATATATTTGTATGCTTTTGAATTTTACGGTTCTTCGGGTGTTAAGACGTTCACGTCTACACTAGGTACAGGAACTAGTACAAAACCAGCTCCCAATGCTTTTTTTTCATACTTGACAGACATTAATTTTTATTGTGAAACAATAAAGTCACTATTTACCGGCGTAATTAAGTATTTTCTATTAGCAATATTTTTATTTTATGTATGGTTTACAATTTATATTTACTATAAAAATAGTTTTGAATTTTTAACTACATATAAAACTTTATCACTTCTAGGGTTTTTGAGTATTGGTGTTTTACTACTAGTATTATTAATTTATTCTATGTCTGGAAGTGCCGGTTTAAAAGAAGTTGGACCTTATACTGAACTTGTATCTAAAATAAGTTTATCATTTATTGTTTTTGCAATTGTTCTAGGATTACTTATCTATGGGCTCTCGCGGGTAATGTCTATTCCTTCTACAATAGACCAAATTATAAGTATTATTAACTTTTTATTATTAATGGGACTTATTGCATTAGTACTTAGTGTATTTAATTTTAATACATCGAGTAGTTTAGTTTTATCAAACAACGTTGGTTTGGGATTTATATTTAATTTTATTATGAAATTAATTTTGTATATTCCTTGTTTTATTATAGACTGTTCGACAGTATTAAGAGAGCAGTTACAGTTGGCAAAGAAAGAGTATACTGTAGTAATTATATTACTAATTGAAATAGCTTTAATCGCTTCTAAGTTTTTGGTTCCAAAGGTATTTAATAAAATAGTAAATAGCAACGGTGTTGTGCTAACAGATAAAGTGTATCCATTAGAAATGAAGAATAGTGTATCCATTCCTCCTTCAATGAAGAATATGGTCAAAAATGTAAACTATGGAGTATCTAGTTGGTTATATATTCATCCTGCTCCAACCAATACAAATGAAGCATATGTTCAAAATACCTCACTGATAAACTGCGGAAATGTACCCGATATACAGTTTAATGCAGAAAAAGGTACCCTTATATTTTCAGTTGATGTTACGAGTAGTAACGGAGGCAAACGTACTGTTATAGTACCTGATAAAAAGACACAAAGAGATGTAAAAATAATATACTCAAGATGGAATAATATTTTTGTTAATTTTATAGAGGGTGGTATGGATATATTTTTAAATGGAGATTTAGTAATATCTCAGCCAAATATAATACCCTATCAAAATCCGAATGGTGTTATTATAGGTTCATCCCCAGGTATATATGGGGAGATGTCTAATTTAGTATACTATAAGACGCCTGTGTTAGCACAGAATATTAAATTAATGTATGAATCTATGAAAGATATGAATCCTCCTGTAACAGTGTAATATGTTTTTTATTTTATGTAATGTAATAATCAATAACTATTGTTATTATTGTTATTATTGTTATTATTATTGTTATAATTATAATTATTGTTATTAAGAAAAATTTCTAGATGTATATTATAAATGGATTTAAAATTAATATTAGGTGTTGTAATTGTTGTGATACTTTTATACATTATATGGAGTTATTTTTTCACTTCAATGGAGGTATTAATGTCTTTTCAAAAAGGAACCGAATTAACTAACATGTCACTTAATAATGTAGTAGATAGTTCTAGAAATAATTACTCATTTTCAGTATGGACATATATTGATGACTGGAGCGTAAACTATGGAAATAGTAAAAATATTTTAGCATTAGCTCCGGGTGAAAGAAGTCCATGTTTTTTTGCTTTGTATTTTTCTAAGACTACGAATGACTTGAATATATATACTGAACCTGCTAGTCCCAATAGTGTAGGAAGTAATGAAAATGTATATAACTCGCTTTCATCTACTTGTAGTGTTACAAATTTTCCACTACAGACATGGGTAAATATTTCGGTTAGTGTGTATAATCGCGCGATAGATGTCTACATCGATGGTAAGTTAATAAAGACTTGTAGTATGACTACTGTTGCATCGCCCGTTTCAAAGAATAGTACTATTTTTATAGGAGGAGAAAGAACGCCAAATAATAGTCAAGTTCCGGGATTTTCTGGGTTTATTGCTAGCGTTGTATATAGCCCTAACATATTTAGTCCAAAGGAAGTATGGGATATTTATTCAAGAGGATACACGAATTCGGCATTTGACTTGAATGCTCTCAAGAGGTATAAACTGGAGCTCGCTTTCTTGAAAGATAACTCCGTTTTGAAGAGTTTCCGCATTTAGATAAACGTAAAAATTAAAATAAGGAACAATTCATCATTCATTGATTAATTATTTTAGTAGATAATTAAGCAGTATATAAATATTTTATATCTATTATATAAATATAAATATAAATATAAATGGAAGAACCGTCATCAAAAAGTCAAAGTTTTGGAGATTCACTTAAAAATTTAATGCCAGGTGCTGATGCATCTCCTGGTCCCGAACCCGGTCCTGCCGCTGGTCCTGACCCCGGTCCTGGTATGAATACCGCATCATCTTCACAATCAGGGTTCAAAGATTTTAGTTCCGCAAATGTAGTTGAGGGTTCTAAAGATTTTTTAGAATCAAATAGTTGGGTCGCAAAAATTGCTTTTCTGTTAATGGTTATAATAGGCTTTGCGGTTTTATTTCGACTAATGGTAGCCCTTATTAGTTGGTTATTTTCTCCTAGTGGTAAGGTTATACTAGTTGATGGATATATCAATGGTTCTGATTCTACAGTTATATCTCAAAATCCTGATATTAAAAAGTCAATTACGGTTGTTCGGTCTATTAATGAAAAGACCGGTATAGAATTTACATGGTCGGTGTGGTTATTTTTTAACGGGTTTACAAATGACACCACATATCATCATGTATTCAATAAAGGAAATAAAGAAATCAATAGTCAAGGTATTGTTTCACCAAATAATGCTCCTGGTTTATATATAAATCCCAAATATGACGGTATTCGTGTAATAGTGAATTCATTTAATGACCCATTTAGTGATACTATAGATATAAATGATTTGCCAATTGCAAAATGGATGAATGTTGTTGTACGCGTACAAGGTAAGAATTGCGATGTATATGTTAATGGGCGGTTAACAAGGCGGCGTATTATGAAAGATGTTGTAAAGCAGAACTATGATGATGTAAATATTTGTTTAAATGGTGGATTTTCCGGCTACTTGTCGAACTTGACATATTATAATAATGCAATCAGTATTGCCGAGATACAGGATATTCTTGTATCTGGTCCTAAGATGAAATCCGCATCTAGAAGTTTTGATGATAACTTTAACAGACCAAGGTATTTGGCAGATAGATGGTATTTTGACCAAAATGATGTACCCGCTATTAAATAATAAATAAAAACAAAAAATAATGAGTAATATCTTATTTACAGTCTATCTGTCGAAAACATATTCAACTTACTACCTCCCGCCGCATATGTCTTCGGGTATCTATAGTTGTTAAATGGTGCGTCATTATTAAAACAAAGTATGACAGGTTTACCCGGAACGTCTGAACTACTCGATGAGTTGCACACAATAGGAGAAGGTATAGTCCAACATGTTAAAGTATTATTAACAATTTTTAATCCTACACCTGGTGTATTATTTATATTTGTCGTGTTAGGGTATGTATTTGCATCAGATTGAGACGCCCACGCTTTTTTCCTCGTAAGTTCATTTCTTGACGCCATAGACCATAGCATCGCTTTTGTAAAATTTAGTCTCCCATTCGCTGGACATTGTAACACATTCGATTTCCGTTGCATATCATAACTTGTTACGGCTACACTATTTGCTTCTATTTTAAAACTAGGACAATTTGGTTCAAAACGCGACCATAATCGTGTAGGTAGGTTATTGTTAAAAGGCGTAGCTTGTGCGATATTAGAGGGGGCGCTATTGCCATTTGCATTCGTTGCATATACTTGGAAACAGTATGTAACGCTATTATTTACAACAGCGATTATATCAAAATTCGATACGCTGTAACTTGTGGCTGCCCCCGTATATAAGTTCATCCAATCACCGAAGCCGCCGACTTTATATTGTAGAGTATATGTTATTGGTCCTACTCCTGTGGAACTATTCCATGATACAGAAACCGCCCCTCCATCGGTAGCTAGTGCTACTAAATTTGTTGGTTGTGTTGGTGCAGACATTGTTGGTTAATTACGAATATTATAATATATTATTGTATTATAATATTGTCAAGTTATACACTATAAGTTATACACTATTTTTATAGATTAAACCTAAAACCTAAAGCCTAAACCCTAAACCCTAAACCCTAAGCCGAGGATTTACGCAGACCTCCCTTGTCGGAAAAATATCACCCGACATACATTTCATATCTCTTGTAACTTGAATACAACTTCTAAATCCTCTATCTTCACCTATATAACAGTAACCCGATTTCGTTCTCGGTATTTGAGTACTGCTTGTCGCATCATCAGGAACAGGATTCTGATTTTTAAGAGCATATTCTAAAGCTTTCCTTATAGATTCTTGTCTCTGTTTTTCACGAGTTGTCTCTTCTTGATAGGACGCAGGTGCCGATGCAGGAGGGCGCGCCGAGTCTCCTTTATTTATCAAAGGAGTTCGCCTTTCATTTGGTTGAATTGGTATAGGTGTTAAATTTATATCACGCTGGGGTCTAATAGAAGGAGCGGGATTTGGTGTGGAGGCGGTTGATGAGGTGGTGGTTGGTGGCGTTGTCGTGACTGGTTTTGTGCCGACATTTTTATCGAGTTGGTTTATTGTATTTGTGCCGGTTTTGGAGTCGTTGCCTGGCAATGAACCACCGCTTCTATCGGCTACAATGGGTGTAACTTTCATTAAACCGGTGGATACGAGTATAGGTAAAATATTTGTATCATAGAAGTTTTTAATAGATGCTGCAACATTATCTAAATGCCCTGTTAAGTTGAGAATAAATATGAGAACTATTGTTATAACCATAATTACTCTAAATAAGAACCATCCTGTTGAAGGGGGTGAATCGGTGCTTGCGACGGATGCTGCTTCGGATGGGGATAAAATGGATAATAGTTTACTTGATTTGAAAGTTATTCCTTTGTCTGCATCTTTATCTTCGTCCATATCGGGTCCATTGGTTGCATTTGGATATTCTGGTTTTTTATCGTCGCGTTTGTTTAAAAAACTAAAGAATGAAGAGTCGTTTTCTTTTTTAACTAATTCTTCTTCTCCACCTTTTAAAACACCTAGTGCTCTTTTTAAAGAATTAGATTTAGATTTCGTTTTTAATTTCATATTTGATTTAGGTTTTTCTTTCATTGTATTAAAATATAACTATAAAATATTTAATTAAATCGTTTTTTTATTAATTACTATTTTTATTAATTAACTATTATTATTAATTAATATTTTTATTAATTAATATTTTTATTATATATACTACTATACTAAAGAATATAGTAATTATGATGAATTCTTTTATTGTATCTTCTGTACTTTTGGTTCTTGTTGATTCTGTTTATTTGTATTTTATTGGAAAGCCTGTATTTGATAAGACGGTAGCAGCGATTCAAAATTCTGCTCTTGTTGTGAATATCGCACCCGCAGTTTTTACATATATTCTTATGGCGATTCTTCTTAACTATTTTATTATATCTGTAAACAAGTCGCCATTTGATGCTTTTATATTGGGTTTCTGCACCTATGGTATTTTTGACTTTACCAATATGGCAATTTTCAAGAAATATAATTTAAGAACTGCAATTACCGATACTTTATGGGGTGCAATATTATTTTTTACTGTTACTAGTATTACTTATTATGTTAAGAAGTCCAATATGTTTTAATAAAGTTGGGAATTCACGCCCTTCACTGTTCATTCATAATAAAGTCAAACTTATTCATTAACTGTAACTTGTCAATTGACTTTTCTAGAGAGCTTTTTCGAATATCTGTCATTAAATAGTCTACTTTAGGACCGATTTCATTTTTCTTTATTTGTTTGTAGACAGAATTAATTTTTTTTACAACTGACTCTACTAAATCTTTGTCTTTTGTTATTTCTATTTTAGTATCATATTTTTCGGTTAAAATAGAAATTGCGTAATATATCAAGTAACGCCGTTTTTTTTTAACACCTGGTGTATATTTTAAGCAATATAGGGTTAATATGCTATTCAATATTTTGACTTTTATGTTATCGTGATTTTTTGAGTTATTAATTATAAGTTCCCATAGAATCCACATAGGATCCATTTGAAATTTTTCATCAACAGGTATATTTGCTCTGCGTTCGCATAAACATTTCTCTTTTTTTTTAGCGCAGATTTTTTGAAATTCCATTATCCACTCTACCCAAAAACATGCTTGCAATGCGTTGTTTGACTCTTGCGATATATGATACGCAAATTCATTAATAGCAATGAATAGTTCTTTAGGGTCATCTTTTCGATAAATGCACTGTGCATATGAGACTGAAGGTGCTTTTAATTTATTTGACATATGTGTTATGTCATATTCTTCTTCTTTGTTTATTTTAATACCCTGAAAACAGTGTTTTTTGTTACTAGAACATAAAATACAAATTATTTCTGCGAACATGCTTCTTATTTTGGGGTTGTTTCTTAGACGTAGTATGTCATCTTTGTAGCCAGAAGATATAATTGTTTTAAAGTTTTCGTATCGCATTTCTAGGTATATTGCTAATTTGGGGTTAGCTAAATGAATATGTTTTCCTACAAATGTTAATATAATGTCCCATAAGTCTAAAAATTGTCCAGCGCAAATAAGTTCGGAACTCCAGTTACATGCGTGTTCAATTTTTCCGTTTAGTATTGAGTTTAGTAATTCTTTTCTAACATCTGTTTTTTTATACTTTGAGAATGACTCTCCTTTAAATTCGGAGATTGTTCTTATATCATTAATTTGAAATTCGGTTTCCATATAATATTTTTTCTATAAAAAATATATATTAATAATACATATAAATAATACATATAAGTAAATGACAGTTATTGACACAGCAATTAATAGAATAAATACTTCTTCATGTTGGGTAGTTATGTTAGTATTTTTAATTATTCTTGTGTCTCTTGTATACATTTATCGCTTATTCTTTTTAGAAATAACGTCTAAAGAAAGTGATTCAAATACGAATAAAGAGGGTTTTACTATGAATAAAGAGTTTACATTAAAGGCGGGCGAAGAATCATTGGACCATTTTTATGCGAAAATATATGAAAACTTATTTTATAGCCAGTTGCACGATGATTATGAGGTCGGTATTATTCTAAATAAGGCTTCCCCTGTTACTCGTACGGATGCTTTAGTGATAGGTTCTAAAACGGGTAAACATGTCAATACGCTTAGTTCGAAGGGGTATAATTGTTACGGTATGGAAAAGTCGAATGATATGATAGAGTACTCGGCGAAAAAATATCCGGATAGTAAGTTTATTTTAGGAGATGGAACAAACCAGCTTACATTTGATGCCGAGAAGTTTACACTGATTACGTTGTTAGATTTTACGGTGTATACTATTTCAAATAGGCGAATGTTGTTTGAAAACTGTTACAAGTGGTTATCTCCGGGTGGATTTTTAGCAATTCATTTAATCAATGTTGGGGGATTTTTTGACTCGCAGACTTATGGAGCAAGAGAGCGAAGATTATCGCCAGCTGTTACGCGTTTCTTTGGTGGCAATCATGTTAAAAATCCTTTAGGAAACAATGATGCAATTATAGATGATATTATATATAAGTCGGATATGACTATGAATGATCCCGAAGTCATAGAGTTTCGCGAGACATTTAAGAATAGGAAAAATGGTAAAAAACGGCAAAATGTTCGTTTATTTACGACGCCTGACCAAACTGTTATTCTAGGTGAAGCAAAAGATTCCGGTTTTAACATGTTGTCGCAGATTGATCTTCTTCCATTTGATAGACCTTTTCAATATATATATGTCTTGTATAAACCGGCAAACTAACGTGTGCGCCATCGTCATTCCATATTTTATGTATGATATATGCCGGCTATTAAACATGTGAGATGTAAGAGATATGGTGAGATTTGTGTTTATTCGTAATTCATAAATCGATAACTCGATAACTCGTACATGCATGCACTTATTAGTTTTTATACGTTTACATGTACCCACTGATTACATATATTACAAACCTATTTAAATATTGTTGTATATTAATTAATAAAATGGATACCAATAACGAAGCTGACTTTGAATTTATTCATAAAAAAACTGTTACGGAATTAAAAGATATTTGCAGAGAAAATAATGTTCGTGGATTTAGTAGATTGAGAAAAAATGAATTGTTAGATTTATTAATAACTTATTATAAAAAAAATCCAGAACAGTTAAAAAAAGACTTACAAGCAGAAGAACAATACATTCAAAATAATGAAATTTTATTTAATAATTTAATAGTTGAACCTCAACAATCAATTCCGCAAATGGTTCCATATTATATACAAGGACCTGTTCAAGAAGTTGTTAAACGAGTAATTGTGCAACATGTGCGGGCTCCATTCGTATCAACACAACCTTATAAAATCCAACCACTCCAAAAAGAACCCAAGGCATCAACCGCCCCAAAAGCAACAAAAGCACCCAAAACATCAACCACACCGAAGGCGCCCAAAGCACCGAAAGCAACAACCGCACCAAAAACACCCAAAGCACCGAAAGCAACAACCGCACCAAAAACACCCAAAGCACCGAAAGCAACAACCGCACCAAAAACACCCAAAGCACCGAAGGCGCCCAAAGCACCCAAAGCAACAACCGCACCGAAAGCACCGAAGGCGCCCAAAGCACCCAAAGCAACAACCGCACCGAAAGCACCGAAGGCGCCCAAAGCACCCAAGGCGCCCAAAGCACCCAAAGCAACAACCGCACCGAAGGCGCCCAAAGCACCGAAAGCACCAAAAGCACCAAAGGCATACAAAGCACCGAAGGCACCGAAAGCACCAAAAGCACCAAAGGCATACAAAGCACCGAAGGCATCAAAGTTTAACAATAAAAAAAAATAAATATATTGAAAAAATCGTATAATACGAACAAAATATATATTTATAGTTATTATGATATGTGGTTATACTATATCATAATAAGTGTCTTATTATTTATTTTATTACTACATGGATATAATAAAGTAAGACAGAGATTTTGGCTAGAACAGCCTATATTTTATAGATACAATCCCATAAACTGGTGTAGATTAGATACTATACTATCGGATGAAAAACCGGTAGATACGGTTCATTTAAATTTTTTAAATAATAATGTATCTTATGTGACACACACGAATGTACCTGCAAAAATAGGTAACATATATATAAATGAGATTGATATGAGTATTAAATATTATGAAGATATAGTATCGTTGATAAATGACTATCCGTATTTTAATCCAAACTACAACAATGGTAATATGAAATTTTTAGATGTGAGTAAAAAGATGGATAAGTCTGTTTTAAAAATATTATTGGAAAATCACGACTATGATCCGATAGTAACTTCACATTATAAAAACGTATATAAAAGTGATAACGATACATCAAAGGTCATTTCTATACGCAATATAGTAGGTGTTATTATTTCAATACCGCTTTATTGTTTTTTTAGGAATAAAAAGAGTGGAAATAATAATAAAAAACAAGTAGTGGCGGCAGCAGCGGCACATTCGATGCCTATTTATTTTTCACATGTGCATTATAATTCTCAAGAAGTGGATGAAACAGATGTTACAAATATGATTAAAACGTATAGTTATAAAATGTTTCATGATTGGGATGAGGTGATAAGGAGAGAGCGAGATTATATACACTCTGAAACACAAGAGGTGCAACAGATGCGTGAGATTAATCGAAAATCGGATAACGTAAATAAAAACTCGAAACACGAAGAAAATGAAAATAGTTACGAAAAGAATGGATTAAAGATAGCAAAAAGTAAGGAGAAAATATATTCATCTATTTTCATGTATACTGGAATAAATATACCTAAAATGGTTGTACCTTTTTTGGAATATCATTCTTTTTATATTCCTATAACAAACTGGAATACTGTAGATTATAGGTTTCACTCAAGCATACATTTAATACAAATAGGTATGCAAAATATAAATATACTATTAGAATATTTACAATTATATCATACAAATAATGCTACAATGAACAAAGATAGTAAAAAATACGCTAGATTATTTGAGGTATCCATATTGCCATCACTTTCTCATATATTTCATCTTATAAAAAGTGAGATATATTCTATATATGTACTGTTACAAAAAAACAATACAGGAACAGTCGGTGCAAATCGCGATACAATACTTGCCGTATATATGTTTCGCAAGTCCAATAAAATAGTTGTCAACAAAAATATCATAAAAGATACAAATAATATTTTACATATTCCTATATCAATTCAAATGCCATCAACACACGATAATTTCTTTATTTGCGGTTTTATAAATGCACTCAAAATGGAGAGGAACAAGAATAAGGCTGGGTGTATCTCTATCGATACACTATCGCATAATAAAAAGATAATAGATTATTTTTTAGCGAATGTGAAACCTATTTTGGTAGAGAAAAATACACTATTAATTCATAACTATATATGTAAAACATTATTACCTGAAAATGTTGTAATAATGAATTGAGGTTTGCTGAAGTTTGCTTCATACAGCTGTGACATTATCGATTTATGAATTATGATTTATGAATAAACGCAAATCTCACGCATCTCTTACGTCTCATATGTTTATCTTACGTATTTGCTGGACTTACCAAAAGAGTCTACAATAAAAATTACGAAAATACCTAGGAATGCATAGAGAATCAAATCTTCAAAAATAGAATTTGTTTTATAATCTTGCTGATCTTCTAGCAAATCTATAATATAATTTATCTTTTCTATTAATTCACCTTTCGGTTGACCAGGTATTTCGGATGAACCCTGATTCAAATATGGAATAAACTGTTTATAATATTGGTTCGCATATGTACTAGGCATATCATTATATGTAGTATTTGAAACAGCACCTGTCGATGATGTCGGAATATCAGGACTATATAATGTGGATGAATTTTTATCAGAATTTGAACCGGAAGTTTCATTGGATGTGGACATAGTAGAACCGGGTCCCTTATAGTTTAATTCAGGTAAAGGAGGGAACATGTTAGAGTTGGAGGTGCGAGTGTCGCTACCTTTATAATTTGCTAAACCACCGCTACCGCTTCCTTCTTCGCTTTCAGAGTCACTAGATTCATCCATTGATTTTAATAATGCTGCAAGTTTCGACTCATTTGGAGCGGTTGGTTTATGTTTAATTGTTTTTCGTAAATTCGTATTTTTATTTTTAGAATAATCATTGTTATCATTATTGCCTAAAATATAATTATTTTTATTATTTTTTACAGGAGTATATGATGATTTTGAATTTTGAATTGTCGATCCATTTGCTTCTTCTTCATTATATGACGAAGCAAATAACGCTAAAGGTATAGTCATTCCTATAAAAAAATGAGATATTATTTTAAAAAAAAAACGGAAATTAAATTATAATATTAACAATAATAATCACAATAATAATCACAGTTTATCTCCCGGTCCATACTTTTATTAATGGTAAATCACTACTGTATTTTTTATTTACATATTCATGATATGTTAATCCCCATCTACAATAGATATGAATAGAACCAAGCAAAGAATTATTTTTAACATATACTTGTAGTAGACACGCTATTATTCTTTCAAAAGCACACCTAGCATATCTAGATGTGATATGAGGTATCAAACAAGCTAGTCGAAACTCACTATCTATGCGTTTCAAATAATCATATTTAATGGATACCATACAACCAAAACACCCCTTCCACAAGTTCAATACTTTCTTATTATAAAAAATATTCAAATTTTCATTATTAAGAGCAGATAACATATTTAACTGGTGTGGTAATGAAGAAGAATCTGAAATATTTTTATTAGAAAAATCAAATATCATTTTATAGTCGTTTACATGAAAATCTATATATTTTTTTATAAACACCGAGTCGTGTAAAGTAACAGCAGTATCGCAAAATTTTGTTTTTAAAAAATAATAATAGGGTAAAAATTCACCCCTTTTGGGAAACTCGCTTTGTATTATCATGGTGTTATCTAGTGGTTCATTTGTCACAAAAGAATAGTCACTATTATCATCTATTATTAATATTCTATTTTTTGGATAAAATTTTTTAACACATCTATAACACTCTTTCCAATACTCATTTGTCACACTAGAATTTACATTTCGTAAAATTATAAATCCTATATTTTCCACTTTTCCGGTTTCTTCTTTATTGGAGTCACTCACAAAAGAAGGTTTCCATTCTATTGTAGGCAAAATTTCATTCTCTTTATGATGAAAATTATTATGATTAATATTAACACTTGGTAATAATACACTTGAACGATTTACAGCAGTTTTCGAAGCATAATGTCTTGATTCTGAAGTAAAAAATAAAGGATGTGTAGGGACATTCTTTTTTTTTTTATAGGATACATGCGTATTTAATAGTTGTATTTGACTATGATTCATAAACATGTAAAATGTATCACTTGTAATATATAAATTATATTATATAAATATATTATTCGCAAATATTGTTATTCGCAAATTTTTTATTTCTAAATATATAATAAATAACAAGTAACATATGAATACAACAACTTATAATTTAATATTTTACAATATTTTACTGATTGCTCTTTTATGTGTTTTCGTACCAAGCATATATAATTATATGTATAGCTCTTTTATAGGTAGGATTATAATATTATTAATTATCGCTTATTTTTCAAAAGTAAACTTCTATCTAGCACTTGTATTTTTAACAATTATAATCATAAAATCAATACCACTATATGAGGGATTTTCTAGTTAGAATTATAAAGTTAACATTAAGGAAGCATATTACTTTTTAATAAATATAAGTAAATATAAGTAAATATAAGTAAATATAAGTAAATATAAGTAAATATAAGTAAATATAAGTAAATATAAATTAATACATTTTTAATTTTATTAATTTATTAATTTTATTTGTTTTGTAAATATATAATATAATATTTGCAAAAATAGACAATGGACGTTATAAATAATGCTATAAATTCTTTAAATTCTAGTACATTTTTTGCTGGAATAATGATGATATGTTTAAATATTGGTTCAAGGTATATACAGCTTAATTTAGATGAATCAACCGAATCTTATATAAAGTATGCTCTTACAAAAGAAATTTTAGTTTTTACAATATCTTGGATGGCAACTAGAAATATATACACCGCACTTGTATTAACAGCTGTTTTTGTTGTTTTAGCAGATTTTGTTTTGAATGAAAAAAGTAATTACTGTCTTCTCCCCAAAAACTTCATAAAGTCGCGAAAACTTGGCGAATATACAAACAATAAAGTTATAACAGAAAAAGAATTTAATGATGCAATGGAAACAGTAGAAAAATATAGAAGTCAGAAAAGTAAAAGTAGCCAATTAAACTATTTAGATGCTTATAACATGAATAAAATGTAAAATATCATATTACTAACATCAGAATACAATATTAATATCAACGATATAATATATATAAAATTAATATTGTAATATTCAAATTAATTAAATGAATATTATAATATATATTATCAATATTATATAAAATGAGTAAGGAAGAAGAAAAAAAAGAAAATAAAAATGATGATGATGATGAAAATGAAAAAGTATCATGGTATGTAGCTCAACAAAATAAAACCGCAAATATTATTAAAAAATATAACATAGGAACGCTGCAAATATTTGTAAGTCCTGAAATTTTAAGTATGACAAAAAAGGAAAGAAAAAGAATAGATAAAGTTTATTACAAAAGAGAATATACTTTTACACCGAGTGAGTCGCAAAAGTCACAAAAAGATTACGAAAAAGAATTAGAATTTCAAAATAAACAGAAAGAACAAAAAGAAAATATTGCAAAGCAACCCGCCATTGCAAATAATATTCCACCAGCCCTCCCAGCACCCCCACTTGTTGTTCCGCCAGCCCTCCCAGCACCTCCACGCCCGGTTGCGCCTGTTGCGCCTGTTGCCGATTTAAAAAGAAAGCAATTAATGGTTGGAGGAGGACCGTTTGACTCGGATTTTAATGATGACCGCGGCAGATTTTATGATAGAGATAGATATAGAGAAAGAGATAGAGAAATATTGGACCCGTATGCCGGGATAGGAGCCAGAACCACTACATCAAGTTCTATTAGTACATCGAGTTTACTAAGTCGCGCAGCAATGGATTCTGAACCGTTTATTGCTTCATTAATAAAATTTAATAACTCGGGCTTTCCCAGTAATGCTACAATAAAAGCGCGTGTAGATACATTTTTCAGTATAAATTTATTTAAAGCATTTTTGAAAAAATTAGGGGAACCCATAAAACTATATGGAAACGATAATCAAATTATTTCTGTAGATGATATTGATGTATTAAATGAACCGAAAAACCAAAAAAAAGATGATAGCAAAAAAAAAGTATTTGAAACAGACCAAAAAACAGAAGGAAGTTTTATTACAAACTGGTATCCAGGACAAGAACAAAAAAAACTCATCGGTTCTGTTTATGCATTTATATACACTACGCCATCAGAACAAGAAATGAAACAAGCGTCAGAAATGGGAAAAAAAATACCACAAGCTTCCATGTTGATGATTAAAGAAGGAGATAACTATAGGCTTATCGGAGGTCCCGTTGATAATAGAGAAAAAGTATATACAGGTTTTGGTACACCTACCGTATCATCTAGCAAATATAATAATGTGACAGAAGAAACCACAGTTGCAAATCAAATGAACAGTGAGTATAGAAAAGTAACGACGCAAAGTAGTCTTCCTGCAGCTGTTTCAAATACTGGACTTCGATTCATATATGAACCAGAGTCATCGAATAGCAAAGATGTTAGTGTTAATGCTAATTCAGAAATATCGAAATTAAAAAGTGTTATTTATACGAGACAAGTTCCAAATTCACAAATGGATACTATTATTGAAAGCTCTAGAGCAACCTCAACTGATATAGTAAAGGTTCCAATAAATACACTCTTTAATATACTAAGTGGTAAAACACAGACACTTCAATTAAGATTAGACTTAAATCCATATACTGCAACAATATTAAAGTTTCTTTTTAGAATATTGGAAAAACAAAATTTACTATCTGCCATTTCTGGACAGCAAAAAAAGAAGACCGGTGAAATTTATGACGATAGAGTTGAGAAACTTAGAGCAAAATTATCAGAGTCGTCTTTAAATGAACTCGATGCCATTATTCGTCATAATATTCGTTTCATTTTAGATATACTTTTTTCTACTAAAACAACGTTTAAATATAAAGGAATTGAATATATAGTTGACTATTTAGAATGGAATAATACGTTTAAACAGTTAAAAAAGATACTAGAAAACTATAAAGTTGCATACTATATTGAGCTAGAATTATTCTTAGAAAAATTAGAAAAAGGAAAACTTGCTATTGACCGCGATAGAACATTATTTTCTTCATGTGCTGTCAAAGGCTCTCAGATTAAAAATTTCTGGAGACGTAATTTCTTAGAGCAAAATTGGTCAAAAGTCGGAAGACAGCTTAAAAATTCAATTAAAGTAAAATCCACGCCATCGATTACAGATATTCTGCCAGGTTTTATAAAAAAAGCACTGAATGTCGGTTCAGGTCAAATCATGTCGCAATTAAATACTGGTGTAAATCAAATATCGTTTGTTCAATATTGTCTTTTAGGTCAGGAACAACTGGTACAAGATTTTAAGAGTATTGACAATTCTTTTGCCGGTGTTTCTTGGAAAAATGAAAACTCATGGAGTAAACGTAAAGAAATACTATTTAATGCAATGGATATGTGTGGGTCTGACGTATACTGTTTCCAAAATGTACAGTGTTCGGTGGAGTCATATAGAAAAATTATAGAATCATTAACAGATGCAGAAAGAGATACTTTACAAGATTTAACTACTACAGGCAAACAGAGCGAAAGAATAAAAATACACAGAAAAGTTTTAAATCAGCTATTAGAAAAAATAGGCGACCCTCTAAATTTAATAGCGCAAATATATGAACGATATAAACAGGAATATTTTTTCGTCTACTTTTTTGAACAGAGTTACTTTAATGGTATGTTGACTATACCTGATAAAAAAACAGCGCTAGGTAACTTGACTATGTTTAAAAGTGATAAATTTGAATTAAAAGATGAGACGGATATAAGAATGGGGGCTTTTATAAATAAAAATAAAAAATATATAGAAAGAATTCCATCATTAGAAGCAATTTATAGTAATACTTCTTTTGCAACTGTTGCATATTGTACATTTAAAGGTGGTGTATACAAAAACCCATATTATTTACCAGGGCAAATGCCTAGTAGTTTTATGTCTTCTTCGCCTATTAAAACGACAGGAGCTTCCGCAACCGCAACCGCAACCGCAACCGCAACCGCAACACAACCGGCTGTAACGCGTTCTAAATTACCTGGACTTCCGGGATATAGCGGTATGATTAAAATAAGTGATGTTGACGCGATACCAGAGGAAGGCGAAGGAGATGCCGTTGAAGGAATCAAAGATTATGAAGAAGACGAGGGCGAAGTCCAAGGCGAAGGACAAGGACAAGGCAAGGAAACTAAAATAGCAAATCCTACCCCAGCTAATAAATCTGGTCAATTAGGTGGATATGGTCAAGTCGGCGGAGAAGGTGGTGACGGTGACGCTGAATGGTATAACCAAGATAAGTCGGAACAAGCGGGAATATTTTCGGGACTATTTGGTAAAACGGGTATGGGAAAACAGCCTAAAGTTAAACCAGAAGCAGAGCCATGTAAAAAATATATGAATATGAATTATATCCCAACAGGACAAATTTTTGGAATTATAAATATAAAAATAGAAACAACCGAAACGTTGAAACAAATCGAAGCAAAACAAGTTGCATCAGTTATGCCAGTTAAATCTGCCAAGTCTGCTGCGGCTGCTCCGGCTACAACCGATAAAAAGGTGACAAAACAAATGTTAGAAGTTTTATTAACAGCCGCGTTTGTTTCCAAGTTTAGGGTAAGATATTATTTGTCAAGTTCAACTGATGTTAACCCTTACTTTATGTCGGGAGACTTTAACTTTGATATACCATACGACCAACAAATTAGCAAAAGTGAAATAAGCAAGGTATATACAAACGCACCTGCATTAGCATTACTGTTAACAAGAAGTAATAACGCATTTAATCCTGAAAATTACCCTTCACTTTCGGAATATGCGATAGAAATAAAAAAATTTATTAAAGCATGCAAAATAGTAACATACCTATATGGTGGTCTTAATAAGAATGGACGACTTCGTTTAAATGGATACACAACCAGCCAAACGCTGCCGAATATGTTTGGGCATAAATATTCTTTAACCAACCCTGATAAAATAAACAAAAGCGAGTTTATCTTTACAACTGGCAAACTACTTCTTTGCCCAAAGGAAGAAATGAACAAAATAGTAAACTCGGATTCATCTGATGGGTTGCCAGTTTATCCAAATAAGTCGAACCCGTCCAATACCGAAGCAATCGGTGGTGTTTTTGAACTTGACACTGTATTTGTCAATGAGGTAATAACGCAGGTAGCTAAAAGTGAAATCGAAGAGCAACAGAGTCAACAAGCAGCATTACAAAATGAAGCAAAAAGAAATTTAATAGAAGAGTTAACAGGCAGACCCGTAGGGAGAGAAATTTCCGCTTCTTCTTATCCTGTTCCTCTTCCTCGTCCTCATCCTGCTTCACCCCCTCGTCGTATGGTATCCGATGGATCGATAGAGGGGAAAGTAGAAGCAATAGCAGAACCAGAGGAAATTCCTGACTGGACACAATCTACATCAGGAAAACCAAGTACCGAGTCTATTAATCTTGTTCCTGATGTCATACAAATAGCAGGTGATGATTTGAAAAAGTTGAATAATTATGAATATACTGCATCAAAAGCAGATACAGTAAAAGGCTCTCCTTATAAAAAGTCGGTGTTTATATGCGAAACGGGCAAACCAGACTATAAATACCTGACAAGTTTAGAAATGACGAAATGGGATGTAGAAGCAAATAAAGATAAAATATACTCTGATCATTCACCCATTATGTATAATATTAATAACGCAAATAACGACCAATGCGGACCACAACTTGCTACTGCTAAAAGCGGGTCAAGTGCTATGTCAGGAGGTAACAGCGAAGAAATAATAGTAGGAGGTGCATTTCCAGAAGAAGTAAAATTAATAACATGGAATATTGCTAGTCATGGTGGAGAAGGAAAGGATAAGAGTAGTGGTGCATTATTTTATTTTCATAAATTTAATGGAAAACTTAAAGAAGGAATAGAACACTATAAGTCGAGGCTAGCAAATAACGCACGAGCTATTCGTGATATGATGAAAGGTGGATATGACTATACTTTACTCCAAGAAGGACCTACATATGCATTGGAAAGTAGTCTGAATAAAGAAGAAGCTGCGTCGGCAAAGGCATCGCCTGAAAAAGAAGGAGCTGTAATCGAACCCTTTAATTATAAAGAACTTTTAACTAATGCTATAAAAAATAGTGATGGTAGTACTGGCGGCGATGGTGGCGTTAATCTGGACGTTGTACTTTCAGAAATAACAGACGATACTAAATTTTTTGGCGAATTTTATTTGGTTGTTAATAAGAACACAGTAAGTGTCGAAGAAATAAAAAGTTTGGGGTTTTTAATCAAAAATGGTAAAAATATTTTCTCAAACGACGAAGCAGAAACAATTTTCAATAGTATAATACATATGGTAGGAGAAAAAAAATTACCAAATTATCAAGAGGAGTTTATTACAAAGGATTGTTCAAGGCTATGGTTTTTTGTAAATACGAAAAGTAAACAAATATTGACATCCACGCATTTGTCGTTGAGTGAAGAAAATACACCAAAGATGTACGAAAGACAGCAACAGGTATATATCTTATTAAACAGTGTTGTTTCTTATTTTAGACAAGACCCGGTCTATAGAGAATATGATATTGTTTTTAGTGGTGACTTTAATATTAATTTATTGCAACCATTCCCATCAGATGTTCCGCCAACTTTCTTAAAATGTAATAGTGTTGTTGGGCAACAAACATTCATATATACAAGTAAAAATAATGCACCTTCATCTTTTGGTGGAGAAAACGAGGCGAAATACAATCCGACAAATATAGACTTTACAATATTTTATCCAAAGGTTCGTCCAGGTGTTTCGACAAAAAAAGTAGGATTTGTTGCACCTAGTTCCCAATCTTCTTTGCCAAAATCGTCTTCGTTATTACTATCATCGGTATCTTCTACGCAACGCACAGTCAAAGTAAGCAAAATATCTTATTATACTCAAAAAGAAATTTTCAAGGCATTAGAAGTTATCCCACCGGCTACTAACTTACTCGATAACAATGTTTCGGTAATAAATACCGACTATAATATCACGTATGCTGGTCTTGGTATAATGCCTCCTGGTTCAGCTACGTTGTTAGATATAGGAGATAAACCTTTAAATAATATAAGGTATAATCACCCAAATGCAACGCCTACATCGCCGTCTAGTGTTACAGTAAAATACATGATACAAGCATCTCCAGGAAAGTCGGGAACAGGTGATTTAATTACAAGATACGCATTGTCAAATTCTGTTATGAATTCGCTTATTTTGGCGACGTTAAATGGGGTTAAAAATATTATTTTTCCTTTTATAGGAGGTGAAATATTTTTTAAGAAGCTTGAAGCAGTTGAACTCGCTGCGGATAGAGTACATAGTAAAACCGAACATGCAAAGATGCTATTAAAAGGTGTAACGGACTTTTATGAATTTATTAAAGTTAATAAAATAGGTAGCAGTCTAGAAAAAATATATTTTTGTCCTTGGGAGAAAGAAGAAGTAGATGCTTTATATTCTGCAAAATCTTATCTTTCTAGTAGCAGCGGTAGCAGCAGTAGCAGCAGTAGTATTAGTAAAGTTTTAACTATATTACAGGGGAAATCTAATTTAATAGATGAGACAATAAATCTTGCAAAACGTAGTATTCCTGTCCTGATAGATGCTATTGTAAATGCGGCAAATGTAGAACTAACTTTTGGAAGCGGGGTTTCAAGTATGTGTAATGCAGCAATAGGACAAGATGCTAGTAAACAACAAAAACTATATGAAATTAAAAAACAGTTTACGGATGCTTTTAAAAAATATATTAAACAAAAAAATAACGATACGTTACAGGTGAGTTCTATCGCAACAATTGCGAAAAAAATTAGAAACAATACTTTGTTAGAGTTAGGAGCGCCAATAGGGTATGTAACGACACAGGGCGGTGATACTTATAATGTTGGCATTGAAGAAGGTAATTCGATTGTAAATAAACTTATAGATGATTTAAAGTTAAATAGTTTTGAACTTACAAAAGACTCTGGTAAGTTTATTCACGGTATACCCGCAGGTTCATCTTTATTTTATTATGATATCAAGCGTAAAGATTCAAAAAATAACTATGTTAAATGTTGGTTTTCATTTAATACGTCAACATTTAGAACAGGTTTTGATGATATTGATTCGAAATATAGACATGAAGTATTTAACCCTAAAGGATCTGAGGGTATGGTTGTATGGTTAGATACATCATCGACTGCCAAGGAACTGACTCCGTTTAGTGAAACCCAGAAAAAAGAAATAGGCAAAGTGATAAATGATTGTATTTCAAATCCTGAAAGTTCATATGTAGATGTCGTAAAAAATTTTATAAATCAAATATTAGACTCTTATAAACGTGGCTCTGTCCATTTAAATGATAAACTAAAAGATAAAATAATAGAGTTAGCAAAACAAATTAATTTACCAGTACCTGATGGTATAACCAGCTGGGAGGATATAAAAAGGTGGGCAGCGGACTATGTCGCACCTCCATCCGCTGCAGTATTGCCATCTGTTTCCCCCGCTGCTCCTGTTACCGTTACTTCCTCTACAAAAAAATCAACTATTACTCAAATAAATGGTATAAAAAAGAGAGCTACTGTTCATGATTTTAAAAACGCACATAAAAACGGTATTGAAGTAAATTCCAAAATACCTGGAGGTGTTGATGAAAAAATCCTATATACTGTAGATGGGTCAACATTTAAACAAGCGGTAAAAGAAATTAATGAAGGTTCAAAAACAACACATTGGATGTGGTATATTTTTCCATCCGATTTAAAAGTAAAAACACCTTGTTCTACATTTTATAGACTAGGTCCTTATGCTACAGATGACCCAATAGGAAAAACAACATTAATAATATCAGACTATTTAAAAGACAATGACTTAATGAAAAACTATATGATAGTAACGGAAACATTATATGATAAAGTAGATGAAATACTACAGGATGACGAGAGTAGTATTAAAAAAACACCCCAGGAAATATTAAAAAAAATTATGGGCAGTAATACTGATTATTTAAAACTGAAAAGTTCTATAAAAAATTTTTACAAACCACTTAAAACAAAAATAAATTCAACACCTAGCAGTGGTGATACGAGTTTTATTAAAAAAATGAATCTATTAAATTTTATATTAAATGATATTATGGATCCTCACTATAATATAGAGGATGACAAAAAAGTTGAAATAGAGGATGGTTACTATAAAGTGTTAGAAGAAGAAGCAGAAGCAGAAGCAGAAAGTTCAGTCAAACTGGATACTGATACGGCTTTTCCCGAGGATGCTGCTGCGGATACTGCTGATAAGACCATCGAATCTAGCGAAGACGATAAAGAGAAAGAGAAAGAGAAAGAGAAAGATGCAGATGAGGATGGAGTATTGGAACCTATGTTAAAATTAGAAACAACTACGAACTCTAGAATTCTATCTTTGGAACAAATACTAAAATTAATGACACTAAATATAGAGAATAATGTTTTTATAATAAATGGGGGTAGTTTTAATCCACCACATAATGGTCATATTAAAATGTTTGAATCAGCTTATGATGCTCTTACTATTATTAAAAAGGACGATGATACAAGTAGTGTAAAAGGATACTATGGTATAATGGTAGTATCTACAAGACAACATATTATGACAAAGACTTCAAAGATGGCGGAAATATTGAATTCGGGTGATAGAATAAAGTTATGCAAACTGGCGTGTGATTCATATCAATGGAAAAATGACAAATTTAACTCTAATAATATGTTAATATTAGATGTACCTAACGATAAACCGACTAAACTAATATTAAGTAAAATAACAAAAATACTTGATATACTTAGTAAAAAATCACCTGATAAAGAAAAGTCGATACAAATTAATAACTTGTTTTATTTATGTGGTTCGGATTTTCTTATAAAGTGTTATTCAGAGTCAAGTATGTATAGTGTAATTTACATATTAAGAAAATCGGAAGAAGATGCTATAGATGCAAAGATTCAAGAAGTTAATGAGTATGGTAACTTGTATTTAAAAATACCAGTAGTAATAGAAGATTCAGAAGAATATGACTTATCTTCTAGTGTTGTAAGAGGTAATATTTATAAGTTACAAACGACTACTAATTCAAGTAACAGAATAAAAATTCAAGACACAATTATAAAATCTATTGGTCTACCCGTATACTGTTATTTACAGTATTTAAATTATTTAATTGAAAATAAATACTATGGAAAAAAATGCGAACCGGATTTTAGTTTAAATGAAGAAATAAAGTCTATTAGTGAAATTAGTATAAGTGCGGACGGTGATGGTGGTGAAGGTGATAGTGTAAGTATGGAAAAGATGGATAGTGACTATCAAATTGATTTGTCTGTAGGAAACATAGATGATATACCTAAAAAAGATAGAAATATATTTATTGACATAAATACTGATATTAGATTTGATAGTTCAACAATTGATAATGCAGCTCATTTTGATAAAATGATGAATAGTTTAATAAGTTGTAAAAAATATGATAAAAAAGACATAAGTTATAAAAATGTCAAGGCATATTTAAAAGATATATACGATAAAGGAATATATTATATCTTAAATGATTTATATTACTTCAAAGTCTATAAAATAGATTCAGTGCACTGTTTTGTACAAGATTTATTTTCACATGGAGATAAGAATATAAATTTATTAGAAAATGTACCTTTACTTACAACTAAAAAATTTAATGATGAATATTTAAGCGAAACAGATGAAAAAGATAAAATAGTTAGTCTTACAAAAGAAAAAGAGGAGTATTTAGATACTATTGACGCTAGTGACTATACAGACTATGATGGTAAAAAAATTGATAAAACAATGGTAGATGATATATTAGGATTTTTATATGAGAGTGAAAGATATAGTTTGTATTTATATCTGATACAGGAAGGTCCTGAAGAAGGCAAAAAAATATTAATAAAATTGTACTCAACAGTAATAGAACAAAAAAATGATAAAATTGACTCTATATTCACTACATTAAATGAAGATTTAACTTCTACACTTCAACGGAGCAAGAGCAAGAGCAAAGGCAAGTCTATAAAAGAATCAAAACTAATGGAATCATTGAAAAAGGCATCAAAGGAGGCAAAAGGATCAGATGCGCCTATGGGTCCGGAACAATTATTAGAAGCAGTCAAATATGTTAAACAAAAGTCAAATGGAGATGGTAACTGTTTTTATAATTCTATTGGAATGTTATCTTCTGACTATATGATTATGGAAGAAGAATACGTTCAATACGTAAAATTGAATTTAGAACAAAAATATGAAATACAGTTCAATCTACAGAGAAAAGTTAGAAATGAACTTACAGCATTTTTGACAAAAATTTATGAGTTAATAAAAGATACGGTTGATAAAAGTAGTAACCAATATAAAAACTCGTTAATTTTAAAGTATATAATGAGAAATGGTGAGAACGGTTTTAAATATGTTGCAAAAATAGCTTCTCCTGTTAGTCCTAGATACTATGGTTCAGACTCTGAAATATATTTTGCATCTTTGTTTTATTTACAACCTATAGTGACGGTAACAGGAATATCGGCAGTTACCGAATTTAATATATTTTACTGGGATAGTTATACAATCGATGGTACTATTTTTAAAGATTATATTAATCAAAAAGGTGAGAAAGAGATAGACGTAAAAAAAGTAATAAACTTTTTAGCCGAATCTAATAACCAGGATGTATATAATACCGCCAAGACTTCTGTATTCTTACTTCAACATCCAACCTCGTATTTTTTGGTAGGTGGAAGAGGGCATTGGTCGTATGCGGTGAATGAAGGTTTGCTTGGAGGAGGAGGAGCGGGTGTGGGTGATACTTCTGGTGGGAATGCATCATATAACGTAAGAACTACTAAAAAGATTAAAAATAAATATTATAAAAAAGGGTCATCGTCATCCTCATCGTCCTCAAAAACAACGAAAAAACATAAGAAAACTAGAAGAGCAAAAAAAAATAAAAAACGTATTAAAAAAACGATAAAACGATAAAACAATAACATTGTGTAAAAGTACTGTGTATTAGGTACTGCACTAATAGTTATTTATTATTTACAAAACAAATAATAAATAATAGGGCGAGAATGAAAGAAATAGAGAAGTAGAGATTACACCCTTGAAGCTTTAAAGTGTATTTCGAAGAAACCTATATGTAAAATAGGAAATAAGTGAAACACCTAGTGATAATGGTATGGAATCATATGGCTGATTGCATAATTTATTGATAAGTATTGCGCTTGTAATAGGTGCATTCAAAAAAGAACTTACTAATGCAACCATTCCTAAAAACATAAGTTTATGTTGGTCAATATTTGTATATTTAGATAACAGAGAACCAATACCACAACCAATTGTTAACGCGGGTATTAAAAGACCTCCTGTTAATCCGGCAGAGATGGAAATAATAACACTTATGATTCTTCCCAAAATTCCATATACACTAAACCTATCTGTGGTATCAAATTTACCTTCTTTTTCTAACTGTTTTAATTTATCGAGTTGGTAATAATTTTTATCTTCCTCAAGCTTTTTTATTTTTTCTTTATTTATGGTTGCTTGAAATCCTTCGTTAATTTCCGACAATCCAAAACTCATGGAGGAGAATCCTATTCTTTTAATCATAAATGCAAGTAAAAACCCGAATGCAACAACATACAAATTGTTAAACTTTGAATCTTTAATAAATGTAAATAAAAAGTATATATTTTTTAAAATAACAAATGAAAGTATACCCATAAGTATAGCAAAAAGTAAAATATAACCAACATTATTGTAGCTAAATGTAATTTTATCAATTTTTATTGGATTTTCTTGTTTACCTATTAAAAATTTAATAAATGGAATTGCGCATATCATAATCCCAAAGTTGGAAAAAAAGTTTGCATCTTTATAATGGAACATAGTTTCTAGAATATAAAATAATGTTACTATTGCGGAACCAAAAATAATAGTGAAGCCTATTGCGTATCCTAAATATATAATTACCTCTGTATATACATTGTTTATCCCAAGAATGTCTTTTGTTTTAAAATAAAAGTATAATAGTAAACTAATAGAAGAATATATAATTACGCCTTCGTCGCCTAGACCGGCTCCTGAAGCAACAGCAAGAAGAGAGAATATATATATTGCTATATTTGACAAAGCGCCATGAAAAAATGGTGTTTTAGAATAGTAATTTTTGTGTTCTGTTACACTTTCTAACATTTTTGAAATATATAATTCAAAGTAACCATCTGTATATTTGAAATATTTTGCTTTTGATGCAACCCAAAATAATACTGGAACGTATAAATAAATATATTTCTTATAGTTAGTTAAAATTTCACCAGTATTTTTTAAAATATCTTCATAAATATGAAAAAAGTGTTTATTCATAAATACGGTAATATAGATAAAAACGATAAAAACAATAATAGTTTTAATAGGGTTTATAGTTTTCATACTTTTCATACTTTTCATACTTATAATATCCATGGTAGTGTAATAATAGTACTATTATTATAAAGGGTGTATAATATATTATAATAATATTTATAATGATATTTATAATGATAAAATTATAATTTCATAATTATAATTTCATAATGATAAAATATGGAACCGTAACCTATCTATATATACACCTTATAACATATCATTTCCAAAAATATCTTTAAATGCTATCATCATTTGTTCTATATATGACGAATTTGTTGCTAGAGAGTTACATACATTTTCTGAAATAGCGATTGCTAGTTCAACACGACAAAAGAATTTTGAAAATTGTAAATTTTGTGTTTTTAATATTTTATTTATTTCGTATATTTCTTCGCCGCCAAAAAACTTTGCATCGTTTTGTAAAACGGCAAAACATATAGTAGAAATTTTATTAACTAGTATATTTTTATATCCTTCTGATATATCAGGTTGTGACTTATCTATTTTTTCGGAAAGACTTTCAGTAATAAATATAGACAGTTCTTTATCATCTTTACTGACAAGAATCTTAAAAAATGTAAAAAATACATCCTGTTCTTCTCTTGTCATTGTTCCTATAATTCCATAATCTATTATACCAATTTTTAAGATGGGTTCTGTTATCATGTTATTATTTTCATCTTTACAAGTATGATTTTCTTTCATAAAAATAACATTACCCGAATGTAAGTCGGCATGGTAAATTGCATCATAAAAAACACATTTCAAGTTAAATCGTGACAGAATTTTAGAATATTCGTGTTTATCTTCATTTAAAATATTTTCAATTCGACTTCCTTCGATTTTATCCATTACAATAGCACATGGGTTATGTTCTGTAAAATAAGAATATACTTCTGGTATACAAATGGTGTGCACGTCATTGAATTTTTCACGAAATATGTTAATATTTTTTACTTCATTTAAAAAGTTTAACTGGTTTGTCATTATTTCGCGATTTTCTTCGAATAGGTCATTTATATTTAACTCGCTTAGGTACGGTATTTTAGTAGAAATATTTACTAGTAGTTCTAGTTCCTTGATTGATTTATTAAACTTTTCTACAATATTTTTACGACGATATTTAATGATCACATTTTTTCCGTTTAGTTTTCCATTATATACCAGTGCAATATTACCCGACTTAATAGGGGTTTCACTTTCAATTAAAAGGTCATCGTTATTTTTTCTAGCAATATTTATGAGGTCGTATAGTCCGTTATAGTCGATTTCATTTGTATTATATCTAACATTATCGGTGTATGCAATAAAGTGATGAAATAAGTCTTTATCCACCAAGTTATTACTATTTGCGAATGCTTGGAATATTTTTGTAAAGAATATATTTTTATCAGACAATTTAGAAGCGATGTTTTTTACCATATTATTGTAATCTTCGGGAGTCTTTTTTGATATTTTGTATATGAGATAATATTTTGTGTATATACTGAGACAGCATGTTATAAACCATGATTTAGATACACCCGATACTAAATAAGATGCAAACCCTTTAAAAATATTTGAAATTTTATTTGAAATACTAATTTTTTCATTACTTTTTTCATTTGTATCTGCGTCGCAGTTGTTGTCAATAACATCGTATACAGTATCTATTTTATCTATTTTTACATCTTCTAACTCTTGAGGGTCATCGCGATATATAGATTGTTTCAACCTTTGATACATAATATTGTTTATAATAGTATTATGTATTGTAATCTTTATATATTTATAGTTTATTATACCATTTCTATAAAATTTTTTAAACTTAAAAACATTTTTTTCATAGTAAGTCCTAGTATATTTTCCATATATATTGGCAATAAGTGTGTTAATTCAAATTTAAAAATATAATTTATATTTATTTTGAAGTCCGATTCGAAATTTATAACCATTGTTGATATTGTATTTTTAACTTTTTCGTATTTGCTCAATTCGTCTATATTATGATAATCGATATCGAAACTAGTATATACATGTTTTTCGTTTTTAACTTCTACCACTGTTCTTATATACATGTATTTCGGCTTAATACCCAATTCTTTACCAAAAGGTTTAAATAAAAAAAGAACTTCTACTTCATTTGCTGAAATCCACTTTTTTATTTCTATTTTTTCAAAATTGTCTTTATTTAAATTAAAAAGTAGACTATACATATTAATATTTATGATATCGTGTAGATTTTTGTTTTTATTCTCTAAATTAAACTGTAATAAAAATATATTACAAGATTTTTCTCTTTTTAAAAATATACGTTCTTTATTGCAAACAGATTTAAAATCATAGTTAGGTATTTCATCGGTTGTGGTGTTACTTTTACTACTATTGTTATTATTGGCATTCATACTGTTAGTTTATCTAAATAATATTATAATATATTTATAACTCATTTACAATAAAAATAGTATATTTTTGAAATAATATATTTTTATATAGTATAGATTATTTTTAAGATAAAATTCATAATGTCTAAAGGTAAAAATAGTAATGACATTATATCTTATGTTTTATTGACAGCTCCAATTATTTTAGGATTAGGTTCTGGATATTTTGTATCTCGTAAAAGAATTCCAAGAGTAAAGTCTTATTTAAATCCTCCTGCATGGTTATTCGGTGTTGTGTGGCCCACGCTATATCTATTATTGGGTTATGCTTCTTATCTTATATGGAATAGTAGTAATATCGGTATGGGAAATAAGCAGTTTTATTTAACTTTATATGCTATCCAGTTGATGCTTGTGATATCATGGTGGCCTTACTTTATATACTACCCTAATAAACTATTTGCCACGGTAACTCTAATATTATTAGCTATTTTTGCTCTAGTTATTACAGTGTTATTCTTTCCAATTAATAATATCGCAGGTTACTGTTTAATACCATATGTTATTTGGTTATCATTTGCATCTTTTTTAACATCGCAGACGACAGTTGCGTAATGATACCACTCAACATTCAAATATTTTTTCAATATTTTTAACAAGATTTACTTTATTTAATACCATTTCTTGGTCTATTTTGTAGTTATTCGTATATTTATTTGGGTTTCTTAATACAGTATGAATAGTAATGATATCTCTATTAACGTTTCCGGTAAGTTGAATAGTCTGTTTTGGAAAGTATTCTTCGACCTTTTTACATCCCCAATATAGAGGAATGGTATTATTTATAAGAGGGTTTATTATTTTCTCGGTAAAATAATGGTCGTGGCTCGTATTCTCAATAGCAATCGTAAATAAATAATCCTTGCACATCTCTTCCATCGATTTAAAACCGCCCATTATATTTTTACTATTAGGAAATTCCCGTTTATAAGCATCGATTCCGTTGCCCCATATATCTATAGGTAGTTTATATTTTAAAATATGGCGAGCAATCAAGTGACGATATTGGTGACCATGTGTGTATGTTTTATGCGATACCATAATTGACATTAGTTTTGTTTTTTGTGGACTAAAAGGTATTTGTTTAGGTGTTTCATAAAAAAGAAAACCATGGTGTCCTACAAATGTCGGTACTGGAAATGTATCTACAGCGCCGATGAAGTATTTTCCTATATTTTTGACGGCGTATTCGATAAAGTTATTTTGATGAATTTTTAGAAACGGTGTATTATGTGGTTCTTGGGCAAATCCGATAACATTCTTGGGCGGTACTTGTAAATTTGACGGAGTAGGACAATTTAATAGAATAGCGTGTGTATATGTTTCGGTTACAGTAAAATATATTTTTTTTGTTTTACCGTAATACTCTATATTTTGAACAAGACATGCTCTTTCATATTCTTGTTTACAATGTCCAGATACACAATAGTCGCTAAAAAATTTAACTCTTATATATTCGGTTCTAATGTCGTCTAGTATTTTTTTGAATTTGTTTGTTTCATAACAACTTGTATAATGTAAAAAAGTGTCAATGTTCCCATGTTTTACTGTTACATCTACAATATTATATAGTACACACTGTTGAATTGCTGCCTGTACCCATAATGCATTCAGAATAATATCGATTTCTAAAGAAGTGTCAAAGTTTTGCAATAAATGTAAAATATTCTTTTTAATCACTACGGTTGAATTTACAAAGGGATTTATTTTTAGTATATTATAATGATACAGTTCTTCTTCAGGATTACAAGATACCTCTTTATCAAAACTACTTTTACTTCCTATAACATCGATTCGATGATACTTTGAAATTATACTCACCTGTAACTCTAACTTATTTGATATCCAGATATCACCTATATATAATAGAGCAATGTGGCTATATTTACAGTGCTGCTCGGCAGTTGTTATAAGTATTTTTGATACACTGTTTATTTTGTTTTCATAGTATTTTATAATATCTATGCGTGGGTCAATATCTTTATAGTTTTGTATTAATATATTATCATTCTCTGGTATGTTGTATAAAACGATTTTTAATTCCCATTCTTTATATGTTTGGTTTATAATTGATGTAATAGAATCATCAAAGGCTTTTTCTGCATTATTATCGTTTTTAATAGTGTTATTGTCTAGTAAAGCTACGATAGAAATCATTTATATAATAATATCGATTTATATAAATATTATTGTAATGTAATGTTTATATATAAATATTTAAATTAATAATTGTTTATGTTTTGTTTATGTTTTGTTTATGTTTTGTTTATGTTTCTTTGTATGATATTTGAATTACTATAACGCCACTCTAATGTCTAAGAGCACCAGCAATCTGCTTTCCAGCTTGTACAGCTGTATTGACTGGAACAAGAGCGGGTACAAATGTAGATGCGATAGGAAGAACTCTATCGGCGACCTTAATAACTTTGCCTAAAGTTTTGCCCAGTCTTAACTTCTCATCGGGACAGGCACTACTAAAACTAAGGGGATCTACAACTACTGAATTATTCATTTACTATTATAGTATAATACTATAGTTTAATTATATTCATATCGTATTTTAACCATATCGTATTTTGTGTGATTAAATGTCTAAACTAATTGTATTGCGTTCAGATTTAGGTTTGCGTTTTGTCTTATTTGGCATATTATCATTTTGCAGGTCTTTCAATTCTGATATACTAATTGTGCTTCCTTTATCTTCCGAAGCTTGGTTTGCGTTGTTAGTAGAAGAGGATGATGCGGTGATATTTACATTTTTTGTTTTTAGTCCCGACAAAATATTAGTAATATCTGATGGTCCTTTCATTTCAGGACGCGGGTTTTGAGGAAGAGGAGGAGGAGCGCCGCGTTTTGACTCATATGGATTTATATAATTGTCGGACAGATTTACACCATCATTCATATTCCCTCTTCCAAAATTTAAATCAGGACGGTTTGAAATATCTCCTTCTCTTCTAGGCGGAGGAATAGAATTAGGACCTTTGGTTGCTACGGGAGGAGGAGGAGGTCGCTGGTTATTAAAGTTGCTTGGTGGTTGCTGTTGCGGTCCGCCACCCATACCACCCATCATATCTCCCATAAAGTTACCAAAATTGGGTGATGATTGGGACATAGTATTTACAGCAGCTTGTGTAAATTGTTTCATAAGTTCGGGATTTTGTCTCATAATATCGTCCATACCAGGCATAGCGGATTTAAACATGGTATTTGTCATATGAAGCATAATTGCGCTTCCTCCAAGTTGAAAAAGCAACTTCAATTCGGGCGCCATCTTTGCTTTCGACTTGTACTTTTCGTGTAGTTCGGCAAAAATCTCATCGTAATCGTCTACATTTTCATTGATTTGTTCTGACCAACCATCAAGCTTCAAATCAAATGGGTCGAATTTGTTATTTAAAAACTCTATGCCAGTAATTGCGGTCATAAGCAACTTTTGTTGAAACTTAATACTGTTTTTCTTTTCCCTTTCTTCTACATGTGTTTCATATTCCCCCTTCATTTCAAAAAGAGATGACTCCATAGTATACTTTTTAGTAAGACGAATTCCCTTTCCTTCTAGTTCTTCTAATTTTTGAAGGATTTTAAATTTCTCGCGGAGTAATTCTTCCTTTGTCATTTGTGGCGTGGAATCTAGTGGCGCGTCGGGATTCATGGGTACATTACTGAACTTTCCAAAACCGTCCCATGTTTTTTTATCCGTGTCGGTGCTCGCGGTTGATGCGCCAACACCACTAGTATTACTTCCACCTACTGGTGGTCCACTTAACCCTCCCAGATTGTATTTTGCATCTGAAAAACCACCATCGCTGTGGTCATCTGTATTATCATAGTTGTTTAACTTTATATTTGAACCACTGAAAAAATCAGATTTAAAATTCTTAGTTACTTTATTGGTGTTTATAGTATCAGAGAGTTCATTTAGCTCGTCTTCTAGATCATTCAAGTCGTCTAAATCAATATTGCCATCTCCTCCACTTTTATTTCCTGATTTTAATTTATCGTTCATCAAAAGTTCTAAACCTCCACCAAAGTTTACAGACTTTGCTCCACTGCGACCCCCGCCGCCACCACTTCTACCTCCTCCCATAAAACTATTATCAAATTCAGATAAATTTCCAAGGTCAATAATTTCGTCAGCCATATTATTTATAATCTAGAACTTTAATTTTAAGTTTGTGCGCATTATAATTAATATAATTGTAATTAAATGATTATAATTAATATAATTATAATTAAATTATTGTAATTAAATTATTGTAATTAAATCAGTATATTCATTGTTTTCAAAATATAAGTTGATTTCTATCATATTTTTTAATGTAAGATAGTAGATTCCTTGTAGAAAACAGTCAGCCAAGTCATCTTTCTTTTTATTTTTATCTAAACATCCTTTATAATTTTTAAACTGCGGTAACCTTTCTAATAGTTCTTTTGTTACTTCTACACTTTCAACCTTTCGTTCGGTATATGTTGTCTTTTTTTTAGTCATAAACATTTTTAATTTATTTGCAGCAGATATAAACTCAATCCTTGGCGTTTCTCTCATTATAAAGTATTGCGCTATCATCCCTTGGAGTGTTTTCATTCTACTAGCTATTGTACTAATCTGATTCTCTATAATTACAATATCTATTTTATATTTTTCTAGCCCTCCCATTTTTCCTACATCTCCCACGCTTATATAAGGGGATATAAATTTATCTAACTCGGTCATCATATTTCTACCAAGTGTAATCAAATCAATTTGGTCTGCGCGTACATTTTCTATATTTTCCAAATAGTTCTTATCCAATTCATATTGTATCATCTCTATCATTTGTTCTTTTGTGTTCTTTTGTCGTTTTGAAAGGACAACCGATGGTGCAACAGTGAGAGCAATGACTTCATTATTCATATGAGACGTATGAGGTTCGTGAGATTTATGTAAAATAGGAGGTATATTATACTTATCAATAATACTCTGAATTTCAATCAACTTCTTTGTTTTTATTTTTTTAATATCAAGTTCACTTGGTGGTATTTTTAAGTTACACTTTTTTGCATGTTTTGCACAATAATAATCAATAATCATATTATCATTGTCATTGTCATTGTCATTGTCATTGTCATTGTCATTGTCATTGTCATCATCTGCATCATTATCGACACTAGGTATACTTTCACTTGTCTTGAATGTTTTACAGTATTTTGCAACTGCACAACATGGATGTAACCCTCCTTTAGTACATTTCTTTATGATAGGAGTACATAAATTTATAACTTCCCATTGTAGTATTTTATAGTCTTTCAAGTTATGTGTGTTTATATTATTTGTATCATTGTCGCCCACTTGAAATAAACAATATGCTAAATTTTTCATACCTACATCAAAACTAATAACATTTTTCATTTATTTTATGTTGTATTCATATATTATTTATAATTGTTTTATACTTGTTTTATATTCTATTATTATTATAAGAATACTAATATAAGAATACTATTTGTAATGATAAAAAATACATATTTTAAAATAGCATGTGCGCTTATAATATTGTTTATGGTATGTTGTTTTATAGAAAAAAAGGTGAACAAATACTCGTATGAAAAAGGCACAGCAATTAACAAAGTAAAAATTCCAGATATTATACAGGAAAGTATACCAATAGTTCGAAATTTAGACGTAGTAAGTGATTTATTTATTTCATTTTTTATGTTTATCTTTTTCATTACTTTTATTATCAATGGAAAATACCAGTATATTATTTTTTATTTTTTTGTATTTTTGTTGATGCGTTTAGTTACGTATATTTACTTTGTATCCACAACTCTCCCTGATAGTAGTAAGTCGTGTACATATGGTTCAGACTTTTTTAAATCTGCATTGAGTATGGGGTCTTGTAATAATCTCGGAATTAGCGGACATTTTATAAATATTGTATTTCAGTTGGGACTTATTTACAGGTGTTATGGGTCAGCATATTGGTTACTATATCTGGTTGTTTATGTTTTAGGGTTTATGTTAATATGTGCTTCTAGAAATCACTATACGATAGACTGTATTACGTCGACATTTGTTGGGCTGTTTTTTATTTATGAGATTGATAATATACAAAAGGGGATTAATTTTGTGTTGGGTAAAAAATATTTTAACTTATAGAAGTAAAATATGATTTGGTTTATTTATATTTTATAGATTATTCATTAAAATATATGTAAATAAAAAATAAAAAATAAAAAATAAAAAATCTAATTTGATGTAGGTACACCGCCGAGTACATACTGATACTGCGTAAGAGCAGGAGCCATTATACGACTCTGAAGTTCGTTTCGAGAAAGATAAACATTTTTAAGATCACTCGTTTCGTAACCAAATGGCTGGCTATTATCTAGAGCAGATGAGAAAACAAAAGGTGAATTAGACTGTACTTCAGGATTTTGAGGACCTGTATACATGACGGGACATGCGCCACAGTTGTTACATGCTGATACAGAATTTGATTTCATTATGTTAACGGCATTTTTTTGCAAAAATGTTCTGTAGTCCCAGTTTGAAGTTATATTGTTATTTTCGCGTATTCTTTCATTTACGACAGAACCTGGTTGCCAGGTTGCAAAGTTGCGACCATCCATCATAATAGGAGGGGAATTAAAATGAATATTATTTGAACCCGCGTAGCAAGTAGCCCAAGACATTGTTATAATGAGTATATAATATATACTAAAACTAGATAAAAATAATATTAAGATTCAAATTCATATTAATATTATTTATTTAATTTTTATTTATAGTTTAATAATGCGATAATAATCCGATATTTATATGGTATTTATGATAGGTGTTTAATTAAATCTTTTTTTGTAAGTTTATTAATAGAAGCTTCGCTCATGTTTGTACCTTCACAGATTAACTTGCTCTTAAGAAGTTGTCGAAGAGATTGTACATTCAATGAGTTATAGTCGGAATGTGTATCAGAATCTTTTGTTTTAAAAACTGTTTTTACAGAAAGGTTGTTTAAAGAGTTATCTTCTGAAATAACTTCTGAAATAGTTTCCGAAATAGTTTCGATTTCTAAATGGTTTTGATTATTAACTTCACTTGTAACAACATTTTCCTTAATCTCATGATTCTCATGGTTCTCATGGTTCTCATGTTGTATATCCATGTCTGATGGTAAAGACTCGCTGTCGCTATCTTCATCTTCGTCAACATCATCCTCATCATCGTCTGCCTCATCATCATCTTCATTCATAACTTCGTCGTTATATTCTTCACTGCCATTTTTGGGATACAAGGGGTGTGTTAACTCGATTACTTTTACATCAGGTCCGTCTAAATGTTCTATTACATGACAGTCGTTACCGCCATTAAACACTATTTTTTTAGTATCATTATTACTAACTTCCTCTTCTTGGCTCTTGACAGGTACCTCCTCGTCTTCGCTTTCGTCATCGCTACTACTTTCACTGCCACATTCACTGCCACATTCACTGCCACTTTCACTGCCACTTTCACTGTCACTGTCACTTTCACTTTCACTGTCACTATCGTCTGAAACTTCAATTAATTCATTATTTGAGTTCACTTCACGAAACCTGTTCATATCTTGGGCAACAGAATCCGAAACAACTTCTTCTTGACTTCTACCTTGAACCATACTAATTATATTTTGGTTATTACTATTCATGCTCATTATAACACTTTGTAATACTTTTGCTTGCTCGCGTACCGTAAGCTCTAAAACACGAGTCTTATATCTTATATAATAATATAAAGCAACGCCGACCAATAGTGTAATTAATAGACTAAAAATAGTTTGTGAATTAAATAGAGACATCTTTTATTTTTATACATAAATAAAAATAAAATATTTAACGCTTAATGTTATTTGTTATTTGTTATTTGTTATTTTGTAAAATCCTTAATTACATAAACCCAAGAATTTTTTTAGTATTTGTGATAATTTTTTCAGGATATTCTAAATCATACAAAACTTTTATTCCTCCCTTAATTGTCGATACTCCCTTTTTAAATTTATATAAATATTCTACCTTATGATCATCCAAGATATTCACACTCATGTGGTAATTCTTAACACAATTATTTGATTTCAAATTCTTACATAACTCAATATAGTGCGTAGTAAGCATTAAGTCGACATTTTTCATATCAGACAAGTAATCAATATATCCATATGCGCTTGCAACTGCTTCATATGGGTTTGTTCCCGAATATAGTTCATCAAAAATGCAAAAGTGGGTTTTATCACTATTTTTTTCTAAACAATCCAGAATTTCTTTACATCTTCTAGATTCAGCCTGAAATAAACTATCGCGTCCCGATGTATCTGGGATATTCAAATAGCAGTGCAAGTAATCGTACGGCTTAATTTTAGCAGATTCATAAAATCCATAACCTATCTGTTGTGATAATATAATATTCATAAGCGTTGATTTAATAACTGTAGTTTTACCTGCAGCATTCGGTCCAGTAATAATAATTTTTTTATCTATAATCACGTTATTTTTTACAGGAGTTTCATGTGGTGGATAATATAAATTTTTAAATTTTGTAACATTTTTTGATGCAAGCTTTGTATGCGAATACTCTGTATCTTTCGATTTCGTAGAGACCATCGATGTGGCGGATTTGGTGGATTTATTTGAATGTGTGGATTTGTCGGATTTGTGTTTTTTCTGTTTTTTCTGTTTTTTTCCATCCTGTGGCTCTTTATCTTCGGTTGTTTCCTGAACTATGTCTTCAACCGTCTCTGTCTCTGTCTCTGTCTCTGTCTCTGCAACATCCTCAATACTTCTATCAATAAAGGAACACATATTTATTTTACCACTATCAATTATCTTCTTCAAGTGGTCAACTTGTTCATAAAAGCCATTGAATCCAAAGCTATAGTCTACACACTGCTTTATATCATTGTCAACAAATATTTCATAATTTAGTTTCATTATTTTACCAATATCGAGCATCTTCCCAAATGAAATCTTAAACGGCTTAATTTTATCAAATAACTTACACAATTTTTCTAGTCTATCTTTATTTTTCACAAGGTCAGCATTGAAATTTGTATATGTTTCTAATGAAGACGTTATGCTTATAATATGTTCCATATTACGAGAAGTATATCTGAAGTAGTCGCGAAGAATAAAAATATTCTTGTGAATTAGAATCATATTTTTGTAGAACTGATAACAAGACATTATATTTTGATAGACCTGAATAATATAAAATATAAACGACATTAGTACATATATGCGCTTATCCCACGGCATACTAGAGAAATCAAATAAAGAAAACATTTTCCCAAGCGGGTGTGTGGCAAATATTTTTTTGAGTGTTGCTATATAACCGGAAACTGTAACATCTATCTTTTGAAACTTAAGAATAAAAAATGGTATAATAAGTAATATAAGTGGTGAAAGAAGAGAGATAACGGGTGATGTAAGATTATAAAGACTTAATATCTGTAAAAATCCAGGCGACTTGTTAAGTCTGTCTAAAATTGGAATATCAATATAGTTAAAACGCTGTTTAAAATTTTTATCCCCAGCAATATCAATCCATAGTTTATCTATTTTTTCAAAAATATCATGTGGGTCTATAGTTACTTCGTTTGTGCCAGTAGTCATCGTCACTTGCGCTTTTAAGTCACCATCGTATAAGTTAACATAAGCCTTATAGAATACTTGCGAATCTTTCAAAAATGCAACATCGGTTGTATAATATTTACTCCATTCATTTAAAAACTTTTTGCTAAATATTGACTCAGGTTTGAATATATGGCTATACATGGACGGTTCATCCTGATTCTTCGACTCCACGAGTTCTAAATCATTTATAATATTCTTGTTAATTTCTTGTTTGTTGTCTACATATGATATAGGGAACTTAAATGAAGATGTCGCATTATCCTTGGTAGTATTATCCACACCTGTAGTATTATTACCTGTATTTTCTTTCAAAGCTTCAAGCTTTTTCATCTGTGCATCTTTTATTTCTGTTAAATATTTTTCAAGATCAAACATATTTATATCTTAACATAAAAATAATAAAATAAATATACGAATTTATTTTATTATTATCTCAACATTATTAAACTACTGATAGTGGTTGTGGTTGTGGTTGTGGTTGTGGTTGTGGTAGTTTCAAAACTTAGTCAATCGTAATATTCGAAGGCAACTCATCTATAACCGTCTGGTAATGTCTCTCAATATCTTTCATTGTTTTAATATCCCATCTAGTAACAAAGTTAATTGCCGTTCCTTTCCTACCCCAACGCCCTGACCGCCCAATACGATGCAAGTAGTTAAATACACATTTCGGTAAATCAAAGTTCAAGACCGTTCTAACTTGCTGTACATCTATACCACGCGATGTTACATTTGAAGATATGAGAACACGATGTTTACCCGCTTTAAAATCCGTGTATGCTTCATCACGTTTCAACTTATCCATATTACTATGAATACAACATACCGGAAACCCGTCATTAATCATTGCATCTGTCAAGTCCATTACTCTCTTAATACTGTTGCAATAGATGATACATTGCGACATTGAAATAATATTAAAAATATCCTTTAGTGTTGCATACTTCTGTGTGTCATCGTTAAGAGCAACATAATACTGTTTGATACCTTCAAGGGTAAGCATCTCCGACTTTACCAAAATACGCACAGGATTGCGCATAAACTTATCCGTAAGAGATTGTAACTCATTCGGCATTGTTGCGCTAAATAACCCAACCTGAATATTAGCGTTCAAATACTGAAAAATATTATAGATTTGGTCCTTAAACCCAACGGAAAGCATCTCGTCCGCCTCATCTAATACAAGCAAGTTAATGTCCTTAGAATCAATATTGTTACGACGCATCATATCATATACACGTCCGGGACATCCTACAATTATATGAGGCATAATAGTCTTCAACTGATGAGCATCCTCATCGGTCGATGTTCCTCCAATAAGAAGATGAAAACGAATATTTTTAATCAATGACCCAATCGATGTGATAACATCATAAATCTGTTTCGCAAGTTCGCGTGTTGGTGCCAAAATCATCGATTGTGTTTTATTTATTTCCGTATTTACCTTTTGCAAAACTCCAATGGTAAAAACACCTGTTTTGCCTGTACCTGATTGCGCTTGTGCAATAATATCCTTTTTATCAAAAATAGTAAGAAGCGCTTTTCTTTGAATCAAACTCGGCATATCAAATCCATACGCATAAATTCCGCGCATAAGTTCTTCACTTATAATATTCTCCAAGTCTTCCCATTTGTCGAATTCTTTTGGAATATAGTCATCTACAACAGATACATCGGTACTATTCGTCGCAGCATCGACTACATTTTCAGTATCTGGTTTTGAAATAATTTCATTCCTATTTATATTTAAACCACTGTTCTGATACTCGTTGACACTATAGCCATTATCATTTCTTGTATTATTTCTATTCGGACGACGGTTGTCGTACCGGTTACCGTTTCCGTTACTATTATCGTAACCGCTTGCAAATGAAGGACCTGACCCTGACCCTGCGCCGGCTCCTGCTCCTTTATTCGGGTCATCGTTCCTATATTTGTTTGTATTATTACTATTGTTACTATTGTTATTATTATATCTATTATTACGATTCATTGGGGGGTATTTTCCTGACATTCTATATTATATATTCTTATACATTTAAGTATTTATCAAATAAATATTTTATATATGTATTTTCAACATCTCTTATTTCGATATGTCTCTACTATTTGTTACATTCGAAAGTTCATTATCGTCCATGTCGTTAAAATTATACTCGTTAAAATATTCTTTATTTCTTACATTTTCACTAGTTGCTACATCAGCAGCACCCCTTGTTGCTTTTACATCCATAAACCATTTTAATGACTGAATAGCATAGTGATTCAAGTGTAATGCTGAATTTTCAATTGCATCTTCATTTATTTCTACAAATTGTTTATTTGGGTGTATGTGATTATTTTGTAAAATATATGATGTCATGTTTCTATTGTTTAATGTTTCGGAATGATGAATGCCAATCTTTAATAAATATTTTGTTCGGATAATTGTTTTACAATTTATATATTTTACAGTACCTTTATGTATAAAAGACCTAAATTTATTATGCCTAGTGTCATTATTATTTATTCTTTTTGTAAAAGTTGAAATTACGCTAGATGGTTGCTGTTTCTCCATTGTATCATATCCATTTGAACCAAACATTTTCCAAGGAATAAATACCTGCGAAAAACTATTATGAAGTTTACTTAAAAAGTCTTTAATAGAGTTGCAATATTTTCTACCATATATGAATTCATCAAGGTCACAAACTATAACCCAGTCGTATGCTCTGCATTTACTTAAAAAATGTTTATTGTATAATTCTACTTGTGCATGTTTTTTATTATCTTTTACTAGGTCTACTTTACCGGTCAATATATATGGTTGTAAAATAGAATAATAATTATCAGTGCTTCCGTTGTCAACTAGGAAAATCTTGTCTACTCCCTGATTCAAATAATGTTCTATCCATTCTTTGAGTATATGAGATTCATTTTTAAATATTGCAACCAAACATAGCGTTGTTGTCATTTTATAATATATTACAATATAATACTTGTTATTATTTTATAAAGTTATTGTTTACGAATGAATGAATTAATATTTATAATAAAAAAGATATAAACAATTGTTAGTATATAGTATTAGGATTTTATGACTACAACTTCTCCGGTAAACATTATGAAACAATATAATATAACAGAATACGAGAAAATAACAAATGCCGGTTTCATATGCAACTTGTCTCAAGAAACTTTAGATATCATATCTAAGTTATCTGAACAAGTTGGGGCTCCAACATATATTAAGACGCCTATTTTTTTGAAAAAGGAAAGCAGATCGATTGGCGATGTTGGTGGCGGTGTTGGCGGCGTTGCAGGTGGTGGTGGCAACGGATTTAAGAAAATTAAAAGTAAACCATCTGAGATAACGGATGATGATTGGGATGCGATACGTGCTTTTCAAACGACTCAAAAACATGTTAGTGAAGGAATTCAGAAGAATGTGGATAATATTAGAGGATTTTTGAATAAGATTACGGATACAAATGAGGAAGCCATGACAAAAGACATTAAGGCTGAAATTTCGCAACTAATTGAACATGATACATCGAGTGAAAACATGATGAAAATTGGATATTCAATTTTTAATATTGCGAGTTCAAATAGTTTTTATTCTGCATTATATGCTAGGTTGTTTAAGTGTTTAATGAACGACTATGATATATTTAAAAAGATTTTTGAGGATAATTTTAAAGAGTTTATGAACTTGTTTGAGTCAATTGAATTTGTCGATCCTAAGAAAAATTATGATAAATTTTGTGAATATACGAAATCGAATGATAAACGTAGAGCTATGAGTTTATTTGTTGTTAACTTGATGATAAATCATGTTATTGGCGAAGATGAAATTATCGAAATTATAAACCAGTTACAGATTCTTATTATGAGTTACTTGCGAAAACCTGAAAAGTCAAATGAAGTAGAAGAGCTTACTGAAAATTTATTTATTATAGTTACTAAGTCAAAAAGTTATTTAGACAAAGGTGAGACGAAGGCTGCTTGGGAAAGTATCATTAAAAATATTGAATTTATTACTATTTTGAAACCAAAAATGAAAGAATATCCCAGTATAACAAATAAAACTATTTTTAAGCATATGGATATTTTTGAGGAAACTTCTTCGGTTTAATGTTATAATAAATATAAAAATATAAAAATATAAATATTTATATAAATAAAAATATAAATATTTATATAAACATAATAATAGTAAAGATAGTAAAGTTATTATTATTATGTTTGAAATATTAGTTGATAATACAGTAAAAGAAAAGAATAAAAAAGAATGGGAAAGACTTCATAATCTTTGGCTCGAAGTTAAAAATAACCACAAGTCTCAAAATCCTGACTTATATGATACCGAGTCTGATAATTCCGATGATTGTACAAACGCGAAACCATATAAAGAATTAAAAAGAGCAGACAGTAGTTATGATGAGTTATTATTTGCACATGACTGTATAATAACAGAAAAAAATGAAATAGAGTGTGACACTCCGGTATATGACGGCATAGAAGACTCTAAAACACACTTTACGTCATCGTCTAATGACAATGAAAATGACAATGACAACTATACTGAAAACTCGTATAAAATTACAATGTATGATATAAAAAAAAAGTATACGATAGAGAATGCATGTATGTTGGAAATAGATTATTCAATTAACTATAACATGAAGATGCTAACACATATTGCTAGTTACTATAATATTATTAAAAATAATAATAATGGATTAGGGGTAAGTATTTTAAAAGGTAAAGATAAAGATAAAGACGATAAAACAAAGAAAACAAAAAAACTTCTTAAACCTGATTTGATAAAAGAAATTATTTTATTTGAGACAAATTGTGAAAACCATAATACTGTATTAAAATTTAGAAAAATGTTAGAAAAAATAGATGTACTAAAAAAGGATAAATATTTTTCATCTTTTATTTTATTTTCTTAGGTATTCGTTTTGTGATATTAGTTGTCATTTTATTAAAATTGTTATTACATTAATAATAATATAAAAATATTATTGATGTAATATAAATAGTAGTTATAAAAGTACAATACATATGTTAAGCCAGTGTGGAATAAAATGTATTACGGATATAAAACATTGTTTATATATTAACTTGACGTCTAGACCAGATAGAAAAATACATATTGAAAGTCAGTTGCAGGGAGTCGGTTTAACTCCAACTAGATTTAATGCTATAAAGTTAAAAAATGGTAGAATCGGTTGTAGTATGAGTCATTTGAAGTGTTTACAAATTGCTAAGAAAAATAACTGGTCACACGTAATGATTTGCGAAGATGATTTATTAATTTTAAACAAGGAAACATTCGTAAATAGTATTAATAAATTTTTTACGATACACGGAGATAGAGATGGTGATGGTGAAGGTGAAGGTGATGGCAATTCGGTAGATAGTAAATGGAATGTTTTGTTACTTGCAGGTAATAATGTGCCTCCGTATAAAAAAATAGATGATACATGTATTCAGGTATCTCATTGTCAAACGACTACTGGTTATATTGTAAAGATGAACTACTATGATACTTTGATTGATAATATAAAAACCGGTATAGAAAACTTGATGAAGGCACCGGACCAACACATTGTCTATGCAATTGACAAATACTGGATAAAGTTACAGAGACAACATACTTGGTATATGCTTGCACCTGTCGTCGCCGTTCAAAGAGAGGACTATAGTGATATTGAAGAAAGAAAAACAAACTATGAAAATATAATGAAAGATTTGGATAAACCTCATTTGTTTCATCGCCAACAGCATATTCAACAAATCCAACAAGGAACATCATCGTTATTATCACAGTTGCCATCAATGATTCCGTCATCGGCATCATCCACGTCACCAATGTCAATATTACTGCGCAAGTGAAGAGGGTGAAACAGTGTTAGCTATGTCTATGCGTTTCTTATTTTATTCCAGTTTTTTGGACACAAGTCGGACGTGTCGTGTTGTGATAATTGCGGTCCAAACCATGTTTCCGGATAACAAACGATTTTATCACTGTTGTCATTGAAGTATGCTGCCCACCAACTAAAGCTACTATTTGCAATTATATTATGTTGACAACAACTCATTAACAATAGTTGTTGCCAATCTTTCATTGTAGGTTCTCCGCCCCTTTCAAACTCAACTTCTTGTTCACAATTCTTTACATGTTTCTGTTCTTCCAAGTATTCTTTACATACCGCATTTATTTTATCAACTTTATTTACTATCTCGACTATATCTTCTTCCTCGCAAAAATATACGACTTTCCATTTTTTGCGATTACGCATTTTGTTTAAAATAAATTTTATACTATTTATGTAATAGTCGTCTTCAAGAATAGGGTGACAGTTTTCTAAAACTTTATAATCGCCCATTCGAAAATGTACCGATATTACATTTATATCCTCATATTTTTTATAGTATGTTTTCCTAACTTCTAATCTTGACTCATCTACTCCTATATATCGAGAAATACTTTTGCGTTCTTTGTCAAAATATTTATAACTCTGAAAGTAACCATATAACATGACACTTCCATTTTTTCGAAATAGTTCCGGCAAAATTTGTATTTTATTATATTTAAATTCCTTCTCTTTATAAACAGGATATTGTATTTTTTTTATATCTATAGATGTGGTGCTTTTATCCAACTCTTTCAGAAAACTATCCCAATATGTATCGTTTCTTTTATCTGTTTCCAATTTATTTTTTGGAAAGTTAAAGTTCGTTTTCATTTCCATTGAAAGTGCCATTGTAGTATAAATTTGAAATAACTGATTCCCTAGCCCTCCCATAATAACGCATGATAACATATGTGTACTTTTAGTTATGTATGTATATATTTGTATATATTTGTATATATTTGTATATGTCTGTATATATTTGTATATGTTTTAACTATTATATTTAATTATTTATAACATGTAATTATTTATAACATGTAATTATTTATAACATGTAGTTATTTATAATTTATAATTTATAATTTATAATATGTAATTAATTGAATATACAAATTAAATATATAAATTTAATATGTATAATTATTATAATAATGGTGCGTTCAAAGCTTGTTCCAAGTATTCATTATATAGAACTAAAATCATTAGATCCCTCGGATACACAAGAACATAAATATAAAGCCCCCTTATATGAAGCCTCTGTTTTAGGTATTAATACAATTATAAGTGTAGGTAATATTAAAAATACATATATATCGCAAAATATAGTATACTACCCAATTTATCTTATTAAAAATGATAAGGTATTATCGCAAATTGGTGTGTATGAAATGTTCCAAGAGGATATTCCTTTATTATTAGACGATGCTGGTGACATAAATCTAGAAAAAGCGCCATCTCCTTTATTATATTCATTTGTTAAAAAATCGTTGATTCAACAAGCAGTTTATTTGCCTGAAAATCCTGAAGAAAATACCGCGCCTGTTAAAAAATCTAGTAAACCATTAGGAGTTAAAACTAAAGCGCTTTCTCTTAAATCTCTCGAGTCTCTAGAGTCTCTAGGGGATAAAGTAGCAGTAGCAGACTTTGATAAAGGGCGCAAAGATGAAGATGAACGCGATGATGCATTACAGGCTGCAATTCGCGCATCTCTTGAGCCGGTTTCTTTATCTGTGGTTCCTTTAAAAAGAAAAAATATTCCTGTCCAAAATCTTGAGCAATCTATTGCTGAAAATAAAGCATACCGCCCCGTTAAAGATGAACCGTGGTTACAGTCTTACTATCATAACAACAACTTTAAAATAGTTAGGAACCAAGGTGGAGGCGACTGTTTGTTTATGGCAGTTTGTCAAGCATTTTTATCAATCGAACCGGATAGTGACATCAGCGTTATTCAGTTACGGAGAATGCTTGCGGATGCTATGCCTGAAAGTCAATTTCAAGATTATAGAGAAAGATATGAAATGTTTTCAAACACGCTAAAACAGTTACGCACCGACAATACAAAATTGTCAAAAGAAAATGAAGAGTTAGCAGAAAGAGCAAGACAACCAGGTATAACATTAACCGAAAAAACGGCATTAAAGCTCCAAGGTGATATGAATAAAGAAAAACATCTTAAAATTGTAACCGAGCTTCAGTTATATAAAGAGTATATGCAGGACGTTTATTTCATGAAAGGTATAAAAAACATTGAAGCGTTGAGAGCTTTGATAAGAAAGGGTGAAATGATGAGTGAATATTGGGGCGACGAATGGGCTATTGCTACGTTGGAACTTATTTTAAATATTAAATTCATTGTTCTATCACTTCGTGACTATTTAGCAAAAGATAAACAACCATATACACAGTCAAATGTTATCGCATGCGGTAGTGATATAGACGAACAAAGATATAAGGAGATAGAAGCAATGATCCAAGGGGATAAGAAGTCGGGAGCTATGGGATCTATGGGAGCTATGAGAGCTAGAGAAGATACAGGTTCGAGAGATAAATCGAAAATGAAAAGTTTTGATGTTGTTAATCCAGACTACTATATTATTCTTTCTCATACAGGAATGCACTATGAACTAGTAACCTACCGGGACACAGCTATTTTTACTTTCCCAGAAGTTCCATTTTGTATCAAGCTTCAAATTGCAAATAGATGTATCGAATCTTCCACGGGACAACTCGCATCATTCTCGGGTACATATCAAAAAATCCCCCAGTTTATTCTTTTTTATCAACAAGAACTTGGTTTAGAAGATTTAGCAAAAGGAGAAAGTGCTGAATTTGGTCAAGGGGGAGGAACGTCAGCGAGTCAGGTTCTTATGGCGAATCCGCATTTTGACCCGTCTATTGTTTTAATTTATCATTCGAAATCTATGGACGAATTGCCGGGTCATGCTCAAGGTGACCATTTATCAAATAAAAATAAATCGGCGTTTATCTCTCTTGTATCGGTTGGCAAAGGTAAAAATAATTGGCGGAAAAAATTATCGAATGAATGGGCTGAGCCTTTTATGTTAGATGGACATCGATGGTTGTCTGTCGAGCATTATTATCAGGCGAATAAGTTTTTAAAACGTCATCCAGAATTTTATTTATTATTTACGATGGATGCAAACAAGAAGAGTAAATATTATCAAGAAGATTCCATATTATCGCGCATATCTCATGATGTGGATTTAGCAAAAGTTGCTGGTAAAAAAGTACCCAAAACGATAATTGATAGCAAAAAAGTTAGTCTTCGCCCAGATGATGTTAATATAGACCCAGCATTTTTTAATGGAATGAATACACGTGTACTCGAAGATGGAACTATGGCGAAGTTTAGTCAACACGACGACCTTGCCAAAATTCTTCTTATGACAAATAATGCCAAATTAGTAAACTATGTGTTCTCAAAGCCACCCACAGTATCCATTCACTTGATGCGTGTACGCTCTAAATTAAGAACGAAAAAAGGAGGAGTAAATGTCTTTGAAACAATTGATGATAAATAGTGAAAAGTAAGTGAAAAGTAAGTGAAAAATATATAGTATTATATTAGTAATAAATATACTACTATATTAATACAAATGAATGCGGATGTGGATGCGGACATGGATGCGGACATGGATGCGGATGTTGGCGTAGAGATAGGAAAACAGTCACTTGTAAATACGGATGATTATAATTTTTTAAAAATGATGCAACTTAATGACAAAAATTATAATAAAGTTAGGAAAAACAATAAACAACAGCTTTCTAATCATCCTAAGAACTCTAGGCAAGTGGAAGTAAATGAAAAAATACAAATGTTATATGATGAACTCGATAAAGAATGTAACAACTTTAAATCTAATATATCCTTGCCATGTTTTAAACATAAAACTATAAACTTGAAAAAGGATAGCACCGTTTTAAGTTCATCACTATTTAAAAGTATTTATATACCTGTACAAATTTCCGACTATATTAAAGAAAAAGCGAAAACTTTAATAGAATATAGTTGCGACCTTGGTAATGGAAAAAATGTGAAAGTAAAATTTATATTATTCGAAAGTAATCGTTATGAGTTAAATAATATAAGGAAAAAAGGCGCAACATATTTTAAGCAGTGTGTATTAAAGATATACATATGGTTAAAACTTTTATCAAACTATTCCGAAGCCGAATGTGGGAAAAATTTAGACTGTTTTATTTATTTTACGCCATTTAAACGAAAACTTCCTAGTCATTCAGAGTCTGAGTTACTGTCTAATATGTATCATTCTGGCGAGTTTACGCAAGATGATATGTATGGAGCAGGAAATGGAACGGATGGTATAATTGGTGCTTCTCACGTGAATGGTGGTTTATCTAATATATGTCAACCGGATGGACGAATTATTGTATATAGAAAGGAAGAATGGTTTAAAGTGTTTATTCATGAAACAATGCATAACTATGGTTTAGATTTTGCCGTACTAGATGATATACTAACGTCTAATAAGAAGTTACAATCTATTTTTTCGGTACAAACAGATATAAAATTATTTGAGTCGTATTGCGAAACTTGGGCGAGAATTATGAATGTGTTTTTTGAATCATACTTTGAAATAAATCGACAAAGTCGTTCATTATTTACACCTATGAGTACTAGGAAAAAAATGATAACTAATATACATAAAACCCATAAACAACATTTTGTTTCTGTTAAAAATAAAACTGGTTTTAAGGACAAAAAAGAAAGATTTTTAAATATTTTTTATGACAATATGCAACATGAAGCCATTTTTTCTATATTCCAATGTGTAAAAATTTTAAACTATATGGGACTCGACTATAATATTATATCAAACTGCAATGAAACAAATTATATTATAGTAAAAAAATTATACAAGGAAAATACAAATGTATTTGCTTACTATGTTATCGTATCCATCTTAATCGCAAATTTTAATAACTTTATACTATGGTGTATCGATAACAATACAAACTTATTTAATTTCAAAAAGGATATTGCGTCAGTTGACAATTTTATTGAATTTATTTCTAAAAATTATAAAAATAATGACTTATTAAATGCGGTGGTTAGTATGGAAAAAAGATTAGAAAATAATACACATAAGGATGAAGTATTATTAAATACGATGCGTATGAGTGTAATTGGTGGGAAGTAGTATACTGATTTATGCTCTCCTATGCTGTCCTATGCTGTCCTATGCTGTCCTATGCTGTCCTATGCTGTCCTATGCTCTCCTAGTGTTAGTTTTTAAATATACTCAAATGTATATGTATTCAAATGTACAATTTTCTCTTTTCACTTTGTTTTTTCTCCATTCAATTGATGCATCTATGAAATCAATAGGTGTGTAATGTGTTGTATTTGTATTTGTATTTGTATTTGTATTTGTATTAGTGTTTTGACTTCGCTGTTGTTGCTGTTGCTGTTTTGCCTGGTTTCTAGTAAAAGCCATGTTTGTTTGTGTTACTATTCGGTTGCACTATATTTTGTATTGTGTTGTAATTATTCATCAATTTCCTCTTATAAAAAATTGATGAATAATATATATAATAACATACTATACACAAGAATCAAATAACATCTAAAAACAGAAATTAGGACAAAGGTAAGAAATGGGCATTCGCATGTTGAACAAGTTTCTTCAAGATAAATGTAAAACATCTATATCACTTGTACACTTATCCAAATTATCTGGAAAAAAAGTTGCCGTTGACATCAGTATATATCTTTATAAATTTCTTGGCGATAATGCTTTACTGGAAAATTTATACTTGATGATTTCCATTTTCCGAGAAAATAATATAATACCAATTTTCGTATTTGACGGTAAACCTCCTGCTGAAAAAAATGATACAATTGCGTTTAGAAAAAAAACAAAAATAAATGCACGCGATGAGTATTATCGTTTGAAGCAAATTTTAGATGACATTGAGTCTGATGTAGTTGGTTCTGATTGTGACAATGCAAATGACACTGGCAATAGAACAACGGTAGAACTTGACGAAGAGACGACACTGCATATTCCATCAAACCGTGCAGATATTCGCGCAATGATGGATAAATTAAAGAAAAAATTTGTCATTCTTAAATCAGAACATATTCAAAACGCAAAAATGTTACTACAAGCTTATGGTATGACCTATATCGAATCTCCAGGTGAAGCTGATATTCTTTGCGCAAAGCTTGTCTCAAAAAATATAGTATATGCGTGTCTTAGCGAAGATACAGATATGTTTGTCTACGGTTGTTCTCGTGTGCTTAGGTATTTAAGTTTAACAGCTTCGACTGTGATTTTATACGACTTTCAGGAAATTATAAAAACTCTGGATATGACGACATATGAATTCAGACAACTATGCATTATATATGGATGCGACTACTTACCAAAAAATGAAAAACAAAATTATAAAAATATGACAATATTCAACTCATATAAGATGTTTAAAAATTATAAAGAATATTTGAAAAATACGAATGAACACGAAGACGAATCCGAAACTGAACACGAACCTGAACCCGACTTTTACAAATGGTTGCTCTCCCAAAATAATGATACATACTCATACATCAATGAAGCATGTAAGGTTATAGACATGTTTGATATCTCATCTTAT